TTGTCGCAGCAATGCAATCCTCTATCTAGGCAAAACAGCGCATTTGTTAGGTATGCCCTAACCGCATTTTCCGGAACCCGCTGTTTGGTGTAGGGTACACCACATGCGCGCTGCCGTCTATCTCCGCCAGAGTGAAGATACCCAAGGTCAACAGTGGGGTATCGAGCGCCAGCGTGAGGACGTTCTCCGCTATATCGAGGCCCGCGGCTGGACGGTCATCGACGAGTTCCCGGACAACGACGTGTCGGCGACCAAGAACAAGCCACGGCCCCAGTTCAACAAAATGCTGTCCCGGCTCGACGAGTTCGATGTCATTGTGGCCCGCCACATGGACCGACTACTGAGGAAGCTCTCCGAGTTCGTTTCCCTCCTGGAGGTGTGCGACCAGACCGGCGTTGCGATCATCACCACCGCGGACGGGATCGACACTTCCACCGATGGCGGAAGGACGGCGGCCGGCATCCTCGCCTCCGTCGCCGAGGGGGAAATGCGACGCAAGAGTGCGCGCCAGAAGTCGGCCGCAAAGCAGGCGGCGAAACAGGGAAGATGGATCGGTGGCAAGAGGCCATTCGGATACCTCGACGGAGCACTAGCGCCGCACCCCGAAGAAGCGAAACTTGTCCGCGAGGCATACCGATCGGTGCTCGCCGGCGAAAGCCTCTACTCGATCGCCAAACGGTGGAACGAGGACGGGGTCAAGACCACCGATGGCAACACCTGGGCGGGCCACACGGTAAGACAGATGTTGGTCAAGCCCCGGTATGCCGGCCTTCGGACGTACGGCGGTGACGTTGTCGGACCGGCGCAATGGGAGCCGATAGTCGACGAAGAACTGTGGCAGTCGGCGCACGCAATCCTGACAGCGCCGGGACGGCAACTCGCCCCGCCGGCAAGGAAGCATCTCCTCAGCGGCATTCTGCTTTGTGGGAAATGTTCCAAGGCGGTCGGTGCGGCTTTCAATCTTCACTATGTCTACAAGTGCAAGCACTGCGGTGGGGTGTCCCGACAGATGGCGCCAATAGACAATCTGGCGATCAAGCTCATCCTCGGGTTCATGGCCACCGATGAGGCCAAGGAGTTGCTCATTGACCGGTCCAGGGAGGACGTGGTCGAGCTTGTCGAGCGCGAGAAGGTACTCGAAGAGAAGATCAGGCAACTCGGCCTGGAGTGGGCGCGGGACTTGATGACGCCCGTACAGGTGAAGGTCGCCACCGATACGCTGACGGAAGAGTTGGGGCAGATCCGGGCACAACTGCGTCGGAGTGCGCGCGCGAGGGCGATCGAGGAACTCGTCTGCGAGAATCCCGGTCCAATCTGGGCGCGTTGGTCATTAGACCGCCGCCGGCTGGCGATCCGGGAGATCGTCGAACTCACCCTCCTGCCGGGCAGGAAGGGTATGACGTTCAAACCGGAGCACCTCGCCTACCGCTGGCTCGTCGCGGAAGATTAGCCGCAGGCGCGACTTCTTCGACTCGGACAGTGGGGGCAGGGTTGACAGGGCCTCTGCGACCCATTCATCTTCGTTCACTAATCGCGCCGTTAACGTCTAACGGCAATGTCCTACGGCATCAGGCTTCGCCCAATGCCACGCGACATCCGCCACCCGACAGGACTCCGCCACGCCTCACCCCGCGTGCCGCGCGTCTCGCCGCGGAGCGGGCTAGGGCCTCGCTAACGCTCGGTCACAAGCAGGGGCGCTTCGCACCCATCTTCTATCGCGAGAACGTACAGGGCGTTTGCAGAGACACGCCCATGCATACGACAAAATTGTTACCTAGATCACACCCAGGACCCCCCCTGGGACGCCCCGGGGTTCTACGTCGCCGGCACCAACGGGGCATCGCCGCTGTCGTGCCTGAGCTTCGCCGGCTTCGTCCACGACGCTGCGGCGGCCAGGGCGAAGATCACCAACTCGGCCCGGATGCCACACCACCAGCACGTGCAGTTGGCCGGCGAGAACAGGAACAGTACTGCCATGAACCCGTTGAGGAGCGCGAGATAGGAGCCGAGCAGGTAGATCTTGGCAGTGACCCGATTGACCGGGTTGCGATTCAGCTCGTGCAGGATCGCAATCAGGACCACGGTGAGGTAGGTCGAGGTGGCGATGAGCAGGAGCCAGTAGGGGTACATGGTTGGGCTCGGCCGATCGAACACGAGGTCGCCAAGATTCTCGCCCTCGCCCCCGCCCCAGATGAACAGCGCCACCCCCATCGGCACGAAGAACGCACCCACGGTCTGGATGTTGCGCCGTAGGAACCGCTGTCGTCCCCGATCTGTCATACGCAGTCGGAGCGTGCCCATGGCGATGAAGCCCATGATGGCCCCGATGTAGCAGATGTGCCCCAGGAGCTGTTCGACGTTCCACACTCCGGTCAGTTTGTAAAGCACGGGACTGATCCGCAGGCTTATCGGCGGTGTCATCATAAGGATGTTGATCGTAAGCAGGACAATGGAATTGGTTGCCGAACCGTCCCACTTGCTGCGCCAGGTTGCTTTCCTGACCCACAGGCACCGACCGCTCATGACCAGCGTTAGACCAAGCAATGCGTTCACGTTCACCCGACCAAGGGTTGTAGGAGTAGGCCCACCGCGACTCCCGGCCAAAGCGCGGCTGGTCAGCACTTTAAGGCACGCCCGTGCAACTTTTGGCGCGTTTTACGAAACTGGACTAACTAAAGCGCGGGCGCGTCGGGATCAAATCTCAGGCGGCGTCGGCGTCTCCTCCTCTCCATCGTGGCCACCGGAGGGTTTTCCCGCGGACCACCGGCCGCGCGTTGCCCAAGCTCAGCCAACAGGGCCTCAGTGGGGACATCTTTGAGACTCAAGGGCGCCCTGACCACGTCGCCACCCTCAGTACTGGGAAGAACTCCAGCCCGAGCCGCGGCCTCAGTGTGGTCGAGACCAAAGGCCGTCGCGAACTTGCTCACGGCTTCAGCACTGGGCCGGCCCTCCCAGCTCGGATCGAGCCAATTCCCCATAGTCCCGGGGGACACGTCGGCCCGCAGTGCGGCTGCCTTGTTGGTCAGCCCGTGCACTGCGTGAGCCACATATTCCGCCCAGCGGCGATTCGGTTGCTCGTCCTGCATGGCTGGAGCCTAACCCATTGCATTGCGCCGACGCAACGGTTTGTCTGTTAACCGACTGTGAATGTTCATCGTCGCCTATGCAGGTCAGAGTAGACGTGTAGGTCCACTAACGGTTTGATCTGGGCATGTTCCAGCGGCGTTGGCGCAATCCTCCGAAGATCGCGACACGCCGATTTCGAGGCAATGCCTTGCCCAATGCAATGCATTGCATTACCTTCATACCCACTGGGGGACAGGTTCAAACATCCGAAAGGTATGGGATCGCGAAGTGCCAACATTCATGGCTAACCCGTCAGGGTTCGACAAGGCCAAGAAACTGGGTCTGTTCAAATCAAATTCTTGTCTCGCAAAGCAGTGGGGAGTCGACCCCGCCACGGTATCCCGGGTCCTGCGCGGCCGGCAGGAACCCGGGCGGCGTGTCCTCGCCGGCTCCGTCCAGGCGTTCGGCCAGGCAATGTTCTTCGAGCTGTTCCGGGTGATCCCGTGATCACTAAACTGCTCCCCCCGTCGCTGGCGTTCTTCGGCCACCGCCGGCGCCACGTCACCCGCACCGTGCGTTACGGCAGCGCGGGCCAGCGACTCGATATCTGGCAGGGCGAGAATCAATACCCCAATGCCCCCATCCTCATCTTCGCCCCTGGCGGAGCATGGGCCAGCGGCTCCCGGATGACCTTCCAGGGGCACGCGCTGCTGGCCCGGATGGTCGAGCAGGGCTGGGTATGCCTGTCCATCGACTACCGCACCGCACCGCTGCACCGGTGGCCGAGCCAGATCGAGGACGTGTGCGACGCGATCGAATGGGCACGCACCAACGCACACCGCTTCGGCGGTGACCCCAACTTCGTCGCCATCGCCGGCGCCTCGGCGGGTGGGCACCTCGCCACCCTGGCCGGGCTTGACGGAACGCTGGTCGACGCCTGCGTGAGCATCTACGGCTCCTACGACTGGGAGAGCCGCGACTCGCTGTGGCGGACTCTGTTCATGGGGTACCTGGAGCGCGTGGTCGTCGGCAAGCGCTACACCCAGGCCCCGTGGCTGTTCGCCTCGGCCTCACCCATGGCGATGGTCAATCCGGGCGCCGCACCGATGATGATGGTCCACGGTACCCGCGATGTCTTGATCTATGTCGATGAGGCGCGGCGGTTCTTCCGCCGGCTGACCGAGGTGTCGGACAACCCCACCCGGTATCTGGAGATCGACGGCGGTGTGCACGCCTTCGATCTGCTGCACCCGGGACAGACGGTGAAAGCCAACCGGGCGATCGCTGAGTTCCTCAACGAGACATGGCGTCGGGCCGGCAGGAGGGCGGCGGCATGATCCAGTGCGTACTCCGCCTCGTTCACCGGCGGCAGGTCCGTCAAGCCAAGCAGCGTCATCCGGCCGGGAAAGGACTGTGATTGTGCCGCTCGTCAGCGTCTCGTTACGCCCCGACATGGTCGTGTTCGACACCGGCAATGATCAGAGAAAATTTCCCACAAATGGTTCTCCGTGTGCGTACGAAATAGCGCATCGGGATGGTAAAGTCATCATCGAAGTCAAGGACGGAAACCTCTTCTTCGGTTTCCCCTCTAGGGGCGATCTACCGCCCAGCATCACCGCCACCACCAGTTGGCATTTAGCTCCGGATGGAAGGCTCTATCCGGAAGTTCTTTTCGGCTTAGCAGGAATCGTCGAGATCTCCTGTCTCTAAAACTTGAATACTTGCAGTTGATCCAAAGCAGTTGCGTGCTGCCGCAGTGTCCGGGCGCATGGGAGTGGATCGACATTGATAGCCGAGCTGGGAGGCGAGAAGCCCAGCAAAATATGTGACGAGTAGATGGTATGGGCGCCCGCAAGGGAATGCCTTGACCTTGTGCTGTGCACAAGAGGAAGAACTACTCAATCTTTAGGTTGCGCACGGGATGGCCCTTGCCGCGGTTCAATTCCGCGGGTGCGCGCTAGTCGCTCGGGGTTGAGCCGGCGCCGTGGAGGGGCATGGTGTTCGGTTCCGGCTCCCCCTTGCGACTGACTTCTCCTCACGGAACTAGATGGGAGTAGTAAATGCGGTTGTCGGATCTCAATGATGAGCAGAGGCTATATCTCGCAGCATGGTTCATCTTGGCGGATGCCTCCCCGCCAAGCCCCACCGAAGAACTCCCACTAGAAGCCCAGGAGGCACTGGCTGAATTGTCGGCCTCCACCGGCAAGTATCCCCGGGCACGATTCCGTCACCACCGCGCCACCACTGGACTTGTCCACGGCCGGCGCCGTAAGGCCCGTGCAAGTAAGCCCAAGCGCTACTACGAGCTGGCGACGTGAGCGACATGATGAAAGCCGCAGAGACGCTGGAGAAGCGCATCGACCTGGTCGAGCAGTTGACCGCGGTCGACGAAACCCTTATCGACATGATCGACCAGGAGCCCACTCGGCGCCTCAGTGCCGACATGCGTAGCCTGCTCGAAAGCCGCGCGGAGATCTGCGAAGAACTCAAGACCGTGGGCTTCGAGCCCTGGCCTCAACCTATTGACGTGGCCAGCCTGACATGACCATGTGTCTGGAGGGGTACGTCATTACCCCGCACGCGATCGACCGCGCACTGGACATGGGTGTCGCCGGCGAGGAGATACGTCAGTGCCTCCTCAATCCGGACTCGGTCACCAAGTCCCGCAAGCACAAGGGGTTCAATCACCGCGCCGGCAGGATCACCTGCGGGGTGGTTCAGCATCGAGTGGTCACCGTCGTTTGGTCCTCCAAAGAGGGGTGGCGTGACGATCTAGGAGAAGGCCATGCCTACGGCGGACGAACTTACCGCGGCGATTGACCAGAGGGGCGCACCGTTGTGAACCGGTTCCTCTTCGCCGGCGTCGCCATGGCGTCAGCACTCATCCTCGCGCTCGTTATCTTTGTCGGTTGCGCCGTGCCATTCACGCTGCCGTTCATCGTCGAGTTCGCGATCGCAATTGTCATCGCCATCGCCTGGATGGCCGTAGGAATCTACCGACTACCGAAGGAAGACGAATGATCATAGTTGTGACCCCCGAACATGGGTCGCACGAGTTCGACGCTGACGAGTGGGAAACCCTCGGCGGAGAACTCGGCGACGAAGGCAACCTCTGGCTGAGCAAGAGCGGCATCGGAGTTGCCGAGTTCGCCAGAGATGCCTGGCTGTTTGTCTACGCGACCGAGGACTCGGAGCCCGAGCCGGTGCCTCGGGTGTGGAAGTCGCTGACCGAGGTGCCAGAGGGCGTGTTGGTGGCGGACAGCGATGAATCGTGCCCGTGCGAGTGGGTTCGAGACGAAACCACCGTATACGACGTGTACGGCCCCTTCACTGAGGTGCTCGACTCATGAGTGATCTTGCCGAGCGGATGGTGGACGCCGCTAAAACGCTTGAAGAGGCGAGCGCGCACTACGGGTACCCCTTCCCGCTCCATGTCCACTGGAGTGCAGACGACCTGCGCCATGAGGCCCCCCGGGTCGCCGAGGAGGAGAGGGAAGCCGCCGAGCGGGAAGCGGCTATCGAAGAGATAGCGCGAACAATCTTCAGCCGCATGTTCCCGATCGCGCACCCGGAAGACAATCCGATCACGATGGATGTATACCGAAAGATCGCCGCGGAGATCCTCGACATCGGTTACCGCAAGGACTGATCTCTGCCCTGCATATTTGGCGTTGAACCATGTGTGGGGAGCGGGACGCCCGTAGTGGGGCGAACTCGGTAGACAGGTAATAGCCCGTATGTACCCCTGTCTTAGCCGGCCGTGGAGAACGCTACTTCTCCGGTGAACCTTTAGGACGACGCTCGACCGCGCGGCCCGGTCGTGTGCCCCCAACTTCCCCGCCAAGAGGACTTGAAGCACCCTCTAAAAGCGCGATGACCCTTTAACCACAAAGTCAGCGACATCGCGCAGGCGGGGCTTAACTTTGTCAGGAGTTGACATGACTGTCACCCTTCCGGAAACCGAACTGGACCCGGTCACCAAGCAGACGATCGAAGACCTCACCGCGGCGCGCGACTTGATAGCCCGGCACGGGCTGGCCAAGAAGACATTCCGCTCGTATATCAACGCCCGCTGCTCGGGCGGCGCTATCGGTGATGCGATCGGTGGCGGTCCATATGCCTTCATTCACACCAATCGCGGTGAGCGGGCCGCAATTGCCCTTGCCACCACCCTTGGCTGGACCCGGGTCACGGAGGACCGGGATGTGGAGGCGTCTGCGGCCCGCGGCCTGATCTACGACTACAACGACGCCGACGTGACCACTCAGGCCGACGTACTCGGCCTCTTCGACACCACCATCGCACGGCTGCGCGGCGAATGACCGTTCGCGTCACCAACCAGTACTACCCGGAGTACGACGAGCGGGAGCGCCACGTCGCCGGCGACCGCAGCAGTGCGGCCATCTTCGATGACAATCACACGCTGTTGACGATCGGCGGCATGCCAGAGATCGACCTGGACCCGTATCGGCTGCGCGATCTGCGTGACGTGCTCGACGCCGCGTTGACGTTGGTCATCGATGACGGCGCATTCCTAACGGAGGCAACAAACTGACCGACTATCAGGTCCGCAGGAGTTACCAGGGCAAGATCCTTGTCGCTCCTCCCGGCGCCGAGCCCATCACCGGTGAGTGGAAGCGGGCCAAGAACGGCAAGAACTACTTCTACACCCCCCGCAAGGATGTTCAGCAATATGGCCGGGCTAGTAAGGCCGGCGAACACCTGAAGGGCGGCAGCGGGCTAGCGGACTTCAAGGCGGCCTTCGCTGCCATGGGCACGGTGATGTCCAAGTCGGTCCGCTCCCGCATCGTCACCCTGATCAACGAGTACGACGGCGACCCGTACTACAAGGGTCGCGACGGCGGATCGGAACCCGGCAAGGACCGGCTGATGGCCGCGGTCGAGGACGCCTGCGAGATCGCCGGCGCCAACAACGCCTCCGAGATGGGCACCGAGTTCCACAAGTACTGGGAGATGCGCAACCGCGGCGAGAAGCCGCTCATTGTGCAGGACCATCTCGCGGGACCGCTGGAGACGTACTGCGCCGCGACCGAGCCGATCCGCTTCCTCGACAGTGAAGTCCTGATCATCAACGACGAGCTGAAGAAGGCCGGATCGTTCGACCACTTCATGGAAATCCCGAAGGGCGCCATCGGCCCGGACGGTAAACCACTAGACGAACCTTGGCTGGTGGTGGGGGACGGCAAGACCGGCAAGTGGGACGTGAAGTATCCCGCCGGCGTGTATGCGCAGCTTGCCTCCTATGCACTGGGGTGCCGCTACGACCAGGACAAAAATGAACGCCTGCCGATCCACCCCGACCTCAACACCGACTGGGGCGTGCTCATCCACTTCCCGCTGTCGGAAGACAAGCCAGAGGTCGGCCTCTACTGGATCAACCTGGCCATAGGCCGCGAGGCCGCAATCCTGAACAACCGGATCGACGCCATGCAAAAGTACTTCGCCTCCAAAGAAGGCAAGCCAATCGAATTTGAATTGAGGGCATCATGAGTCAAGCCAACAGCACCTCCACTACGGTCAGCGGGGTCGGCGTACTGCCACTCCTGGGTGTTCTGTTCGTCGGACTGAAATTGGGCCACGTTGTCAATTGGCCCTGGCTGTGGGTGCTCCTGCCCTTCTGGGGCGGCCTTGCCCTTTCCGCAGCCATCATTGTCGTGTGCGCTGTCATCATCGGCATCGTCCATCTGCTAGAGGACTAGATGGCGGAACCCGAATGGGAGAGCGTGTCCAGTGTCGACCCCGAGGGGCTTACCCCGATCGAAGTCGAGAAGCGGCTCCTGGAGCTGACGGACACCCTCCGCGAGGCGCTAGTCGACTGGAAGACGCGCTACAAGGCCTACCGCGACACCGAGCGTGAATACGACCAGGCGTTCGCCCGGGCCAAGCTCGCCTCCCAGGAAGCCACCAACGACAAGAAGTACGACGCCGAACTGCGCACCGCCGCGGAGCGTGAAGCCAAGGACGACGCTGACGTGTTGTTCAAGTACGCCGAGCAGCGACTGCGCAGCATCCACAACGTGATCTCCGCCTGGCAGACGGTCGGCAAGAGCGTGCAGCAGGCGTACCAAAATGCCGGGAGGTTTTAAGTGGATAAGCAGACCGTGGAACTCATTAAGGCGGGGTATCGCCTGGACGGCGATATTTCTAAGCTGCTGCCTTCCATCGCAGATGGAGAGGCGGAGTTCATCATCAGGACCCGTCTCCACGCTTTGCGGGGCCAGTTGGAGTATCGAGCAGAGCATTCACCCGCCGGTATTCGCAGCACTGTTGCCGAACTGCGTCAGCTCCATGAGGCAGCTCTCGAATATGTCAACGGATGAGCCAGAGGATTGGGATGCCGGCTGCAATTGCATAGCCTGCCAATCGCCATACCACGATGCCACCGCCGCGTGCGACAATCCCGGCCGCTGGTATATCGAGACACACCTAGTCGACAACTGCGACAAGGCGGAGAACGGTACGACGAAAGCGGTCGTCTGCGTGAGCTGTTTCACCGCCCTGGTCGAGAGTGCGCAGCGGACCGTCAACTGGGGCTGGGCCGGCATTCGTAGCGCGTCTTGTCTGACGTGCAACACGCCATTGATTCGGCTCAGTAATGTGATCAAGGACGTAGCGAAGGTTTAAGGAACTGAACAAGCTTGACCCGGAGTATCGATTCGCAAAAGCAACGCGGTGGGGCAAGCCCCCAACATATCGTCCAGAACTCGGACCGTGCCTAATCTACTTGGGCGCCGACAATGGGAACGGCTATGGCCAATTTAGCTTTAACGGCAAAAACGGATATGCCCACCGGTACGCCTGGGAACGCGAACACGGCCCGATACCAAACGGCCTGACGGTCGACCATCTCTGCCGTGTGCGGTGTTGTGTCAATGTCGATCACCTTGAGCTTGTCGACGGCCCCGAAAACACGAGGCGCGGTGTGGCAGCTAGGCCGCGTGCGACGCACTGCAAACGCAACCACGAATACGCGGTAGTCGGCCGGAATGCCCAGGGCGATTGCCGCGCATGCGTCGATATTCGCCAGCGGGATAGGTGGAACCGGCAGCGGAAAAGCCCTCCGGGGGAGGACATCCGCGTACGGTACGACCAGAACCTGGTACGAGAAGTTATCGACCGGATTCGCGCAGCCGAAATAACGATTGCGCAAGGCGCTCGCGAGATCGGCTGCAACGCGAATTACCTTGGCCGACGCGCTTGGAAAGAAACCAAGGCCGCCGTAATCGAGCGCGACAAATCCTGTGTGATGTGCAGCGTGGCTGATGCCCTCGACGTACACCACCGGATCAATCGGGGGGCTGGCGGGAGTGCGCGACCCGAGATTTCGTTTGGCATGGCCAACCTAATCGCTCTATGCCGCCGCGACCACTCCTGGGTAACAGACAATACCGTTGAGGCGCGGGAGCGCGGTGGCTGGTGCCTACTGCGAACTGATTCTCCCGAGGCTTCCCCGGTGTTGTGGCACGGCGCTTGGAAGCTGCTCACTGTCGACGGAGGAATCGATGAAGCTGAAGCTACCGTTCGGGCACAGCCTGGACCGCTGGCTCATTGTCTCCCCATCCCGCAGCAGGGATGGTAAGTGGCACATCATTCCGCCAGCCTTCGACACTGCCGGCCATGCTATTCGCACCGGCAGTCCGCTACTGGGCGCCCGGTTTAACACCGGCGCAGAAGCACTGGCCGCATTCAATCGAGGACACCCGTGACAACTCTGACCTGTATGCGTGGCTACTCCGGTAGCGGCAAGTCGACCCGCGCCGCGGAGATCGCCAAGGGCATTGGAGCCGTCGTCGTTAATCGTGACTCGCTTCGATTCATGTTGCTCGGCTCCTACTGGACGGGGAAGAGGGAGGATGAGGATCGAGTTACCGTTGCCGAGGAAGCACAGGTGGAGGCTTTCCTGCGGAACGGAACGAGCGTCGTCGTGGACGCGACACACCTTCACGCTCCGTATCTGCGGAAGTGGGCGCGACTGGCAACGCGACTGGGCGTTGACTTTGGCGTAGTAGATGTAGTCACCCCTCTCGACGAGTGCAAGCGCCACGACTACTCGCGGATGCTGAAGGGTGATCGCTACGTCGGCGACAAGGTGATCGATCAGCAGGCCAAGAAGTGGCCAGTCGAGAAGTGGCCGCTGGTCACCGCCGAGCCGTTCGTCATCGAGCCAGTCGAATGGATTCCTGGCTTGCCCGAGGCGATCATCGTCGACATTGACGGCACGCTCGCGCACATGACCGGGCGTAGTCCGTACGACTACTCGCGGGTGGGTGAGGACGCTCCCGATCTGGCGATCGCAGAGCTTGTCAGGGTCGTCGGCGAATACGTGTCGATACTGATTGTCTCGGGACGCGACGACGATTGCCGAGATGTCACCGCGGACTGGCTAGAGGCCAATCTGATCGGTGGTTACGACGAACTCCACATGCGCCCGACCAAGGCGGTGGATGACCGCGGTAACAAGCTGCCCGACTACCAGGTCAAGTACGACCTGTTCAACCAGCACATCCGCGGCAAGTACAACGTCCGCTTCGTGCTCGATGACCGTACGCAAGTCGTCGAGATGTGGCGAGCGCTTGGCCTGAAGACGCTACAAGTCGAACCGGGGGATTTCTGATGCCATCGATTGTCGCGCTCAAGGCGGAGATTCTCTACCGCGATCAAGTTGTCGCGTTTATATTCGACACCTTTGTTGGCAAGGGGTCCGGGGAGGTCTACCTGGCCGCCGTCCGCGATGCCGACGAAGAGATCGAGCGAGTACTCGGATGATCAGAAAAGCCCTCCTAAGCGCCGCTCTAATTGCCGCGCTCTCCGCTTGCGGTGACCACCCCGTGCCCGCCCATGGCCACATTACCGACCGGGAGTTCACCCCGGCCGGCATGATGTGGATGCCGGGGACCATGACCTGTAGCGGCAATCCGCCGATCTGCACCACCACGCCCGGCTACCCGATCTACTGGCCTGACGAGTGGCGCGTAGAAGTCACCGACCTGAAGAACGGCAATTGGAAGGGCACGGTCGAGGTCAGTCAAGACGACTACGACCACTGCCCGATGGGGGCCTTGTGGCCTGATTGTGCCAGGGAGAAATGAAACTCATCGAAGCCGAGGGCATCGGCCATGTCCACGTCCTCGAATTGACCAGACGAAACCTTGAAGTTCTCCTCGCGAAGCTGGATGACCCGCTCAGCCAGAAGACCCTGGTGGCCCCCGGCGGGCGGATCGCGGTGAAGGCGGTCGAGAACGAAGCCCACTACGACATGCGTGAGCCGGGAACGGTGTTCATGCCAACGGCAGGGAAGTACATATGACCGTCTACTCGAAGACGAGCACCCGCGTCGAGATCGAAGCAATTCCGCTGGTGGGGGTGCGTTCGCTGGAACTGGGCGACCTGCGCAAGCTGGTTCAGGATGCCCGTGAGCTTCCCGATGACGCGGCAGTGTTCGGGGAGCTGGACAGGCTCTCCGCTTCCCCTCGGCTGATCAAGCTCAGCGTGGTCGCTGATGTCGAGGAATATCCGTACGTCCGGATTCCCTATGGCCAATCGCTCTAAGCAGAAGGGCACCGCTTATGAGTCGCTGATCCGGGACTACCTCAAGCAGGAATGGTCACCCGATATCGACCGGCTGCCCCTCTCCGGAACGCAGGACCGTGGAGACATCGCCAACTTCCGTATTGGCGAGCACCTGTTAGCGATCGAGTGCAAGAACCATAACCGATTAGATCTCGGCACCTGGACCTTCGAGGCCCAGCGAGAGGCCGCAAACTACGGCGCCCTCGCCGGCGTCGTCATCCATAAGCGAAAGGGGAAGGGTCAACCTGGCGACCAATACGTGACCCTAACCCTTCGAGACTTCCTGGACATCATTCACGCCGCAAAGGGGTAGCCGTGTTCTTCCAGCCGACCAACGACCTCCGCGGTGCAGCGTGTAAAGACCTGCCCGAAATCGACAAGCGCGCATTCTTCGCCAAGGGCAACGCCTACAAGCGGGCCAAGAAGATCTGCGGGGGCTGCCCGGTGCAGACGGCCTGCCTGGCGGAGTGCCTGGAGCTTGAGGACCCGGCCCATCGCTACGGCATCTGGGGGAACACGACCGCGCGAGAGCGGACCCGGCTGTACGGCGGTGCGACCATGGCGGAGAGCGCATGAGCGACGAGCAGTGGCACCGCATACCGATACTGCCTGAGAGGTTTGAGGCGACTCGCGACGGCGAGATCCGCACCCGCACGTACGAGATCGAGCATCAGTGGCGCGACCAACTGCGTCGGCGTACCGTCCCCGGGCGCATCCTCAAGCAGAGGTTCGCTGCCACACATCCCCGGGCACCCAAGCAGATGATTGTGGGCATTTCCTTCGGCGGGTCGCGCGCCAAGGAGAACAAGTATCAGATGCGAGTTGCCTACCTGGTGGCCGCAACCTTCCACGGACTGCCGTTTGATCGATTCGACATCGCCGACGTGCACAGGTGGAAGCTGCGATTCAAGGATGGCGATGTGACCAACTGCGCTGCGGACAACCTCGAATGGGTACTGAATTGCGTGGACACCGGGGACGGTCAGCAGGCCAGGTACGAACACAATCTTGAGCAGTGGCGATCCTCGGACCCCGCTGCCACATTGTCGAGACTGTTTGAGGGGGCAGCGGCATGAGCGGTGGCTACGACATGGCCATCTACAAGAGGACCGAAGACGGCCACTACAAGCGCGCGAGCGGGCTCACGTTTGTGGAATTTCACTTCGACGATGACAATGTGCTGCGGCCGGTCGCAGACCCAGGCTTCTCCATCCAGGAGAAGTTCCGCAACCACGAGCTGTTCATCGGCTGGCATCGGGGCGGAAGGCTGCTTAGCCTACAGCCGGTCGAACAGGCGGGCCATAAGTGGTGGCTCAACAAGCTCGACGGCGTAACCGTCCTCGGCTTGAAAATGACCGTGCACGTGGGTGCCGCAGTTGGATGACCCGCACCACCGCTGCCGCAGCCTGGACCGCTGCGTCGGGATAACGCCAGACGGTTCCGCCATCACGTCGAAGCCGGCCACGATCTGCAACGGCTGTGTGAAGCAACTCCAGGACTATCTGGAACAGCTCCCCGTCATCCGTGACGCACTGCGGTCGTTCCTCGGCGTTTCCCCGACGACAAGTCAGGGCTCGAAAGTCAACTCCACCCCGGAGCCGTCCGTACCCATCAACCTGCGGGCGCTTGACTTGATGGACGAGATCGACGAGGTAGTCCGCCGGGCTGGCAACGTTGCAGTGGCGGACTTGATCAATCGGCCGGCGGAGAAGTTCACCCTGTGGCGCCGCGGCAGAATGCGCGAGACCTACCTCGACGGAGTGGAGCGGGCTCTCTACATCCGTGCGTGCTGGCGCAAGGCCGATCAGATCATCGGCCTGTCCCGCACGTGGCAGCGACGCCACATTCCCTGCCCGAAATGTTCACTACCCACGCTTGGCCAGTGGTCGGGCGAGGACGCGATTCATTGCAGTAACGCGGACTGCGCCATCTCGTTTCCGCGCAACGATTACGACAAGCTCGTCCTCGATGAGCACAGGAAAGGTAAGAAGTAGATGCCCGAATGGGAAACTGTGTCGGCCCCGAGTTCAGTCGCCTTCATTGGCTGGGGAACTCAGGAGGGTCAACACGTCACTGGCAAGGTGATCCATGTTGGCACCGGTCAGAAGATGAACAACGCCGGCCCTTGCCCGGAGTTGGCGATTGAGCTGACAGAGCCGGCCGCGTCCTTCACGAAGGGGCAGCGCACCAACTACGACGCCGGAACGGTTGTCACCTTGACGGCCGCCCAGTACCAACTGGAGCGCGACATCATCGAGGCCAACCTGAAGCGCGGCGACCTGGTCAAGGTCACGTTGACTGGTGTCTCCAACACTCGCAATGGCAACACGGTGAAGAACTTCGAGGTCAAGGTTGCCCGTGGCGTAGGTGCGCCGGCCGAGCCTCAGCAGCAGTTCAACCAATCGCCCGCCCAGCAGCAGGGCTTCAGCGGCGGAGGGTTCTCCGAGGAACGCCCCTTCTAGTGGCGAAGCACACCGTCCAGATCAACTACCGGTCGGGCAAGTCAATGGTCGTTTCGTGCGAGTCCTTCAAGTTCAAGTACAACGGCTCGGGTCTGACCTCCGCCGAATGGGAGGGCATGAACCCCGACCCGCTCTATCTGAACCTCGACGACATCGAATCCATCTGGCAGTTCCACTAAACGGAAGGGCAGTCCGATGTTCTACTCGACCTGTTCGGACTGCGCCGGCGTCATGGAGGTCACCTTCGTGGGCCAAACGTCTCACCCGACGTGCAAGCCCACGGAGGTGTTCACCCTAACTCAGCAGTGGTGTGACGCCGCTCAGCGTGACGACGTAACCGAGGCTAATCGACTCCAGGCGGAGATCGACAAGCACGACCGTCCCGCCAAGCTGGGTCCGTCCGCCCTCTGGTACGCCAAACAGGGCTGGCCGGTCTTCCCGCTCGCACCCGTTGGCTACACCGATCCGAGGCGGCCCGACTTCCTCGGTGATGGCAAGAAGCCCTACCCGCACACCCGCGGTTTCAAGGACGCAACATTGGACCCAGACCAGGTCCGTAGATGGTGGACCGATATGCCCGACTCCAACATCGGTCTGGCCACGGGAGTGATGTTCGACGTGATCGACATCGACGGACCGACCGGGGTGGCATCACTGGCCCAACTTGGACCCGATGCATTGCCAGATGTCCACGGCAAGGTGGACACCCCAAGAGGGACTCATTACTACGTCTCGCCCACGGGCGACGGCAACCGCGCGGGTGTTAAGCCGGGCATCGACTACCGCGGCGCCGGCGGTTACGTGTGCGCCCCGCCATCGGCGATCGGCGATCGGCGTTACTCGTGGCTCATCCAACCCTCACCCGAGATCAGGAAGTCCGCATGACCGTCCACCTCCGCTTACACACCCCCAACGGCTACCTCAAAGGTGTGGGCGATTCGTTCACCTTCCCTGGCGGCGAGCACCATCTGCGCGACCTGCCGAGCGTGGGAGCCGCGGCAGTGTGGGTGGCCGATGTCCGCGGGGCAAGTGCCGATGATCTCGTCAAGGCGGCACTGTGGGCCAACGTCGCCCACCAGCGGCAGATGCCGTTCGTTCTGATGCTGCCCTACTTGCCGGCCGCCCGGGCTGACCGCGGCGAGCCGGAAGGCGCCAGAGTGTATGCGGAGCTGATCAACTCCATGAACCCGCAGCAGGTTATCGGCATCGATGCACACTCGCCGATGATTGGTCGCTACCTGCGAAACCTGACGCAGCTAGATCCGTTCCCCCTGCTGCTACGAGCGCTACAGGACGCCGATCACCGGGAGCGGTACGACGGTGTGATCTCACCTGACAAGGGTGCCGCTCAGCGCGCCTACACGGCGGCCCACGAGCTGGGGCTCGATTTCTACCGCGCGGAGAAGGTCCGCGAGTTCGATACCGGGAAGATCCTCGGCATCGAGATGAAAGACCACCTCCCGCGGCACGGTCGCTACCTGGTGGTCGACGACATCTGCGACGGCGGCGGGACGTTCATGGGCCTGGCAAAAGAGACCGGCCTGCATCGCGACCAGCTCGGCCTATGGGTGACGCACGGGATCTTTTCCGGTCGCGCCTATGACCTGCGCGAGCACTACCGGCACATCTACACCACCGACTCCCACCCCGGGCACAACAGGGTGGGCGTGGCCACGGTGATCGTGCCGACCGAAACGTACATGCTTCAACACGTGAAGGACTTCAGTGAACACGCTCTACGAGCCAGTTGCCCCCCTGTTTCGCACTGACGCCTACAAGCTGGACCATCTTCGGCAATACCAACTGAGCGGCAACGTCACCCGCGTCTACTCCAACTACACCAACCGCAAGTCGCGCATACCCGGCGTCAACCACGTGGTCCACTTCGGATTGCAGGCCTACCTCCGCAAGTACCTGATGGAGGAGTGGGAGCCGTTCTTCGAGTCGGATGTGGACGAGGTGTGCGACCTCTACGAGGGGCGCATCGCGCAGGTGCTCGGTATCCCGGCCGCCGAGTCGATCGGTTCGGAGCACGTTCGGGAGCTATGGAAGCTGGGGTACCTGCCCCTGCGGTTCTGCTCGATCCCCGAGGGCACGCCGGTTCCGATCGGCATCCCGTCCTTCACGGTGGAGAACACCGACCCGCGGTTCTTCTGGCTGACAAACTTCGTCGAGACCGGGCTGTCGGCCGGCATCTGGCAGGCGTCCACCTCGGCGACGATCGCCCGTGAGTATCGCAAGATCCTGGAGGAGGCGGCCAAGCTGACCGGCGCCGCCCCTTCGGCCGTGAACTACCAGTGCCACGACTTCTCCTACCGGGGGATGTCTTCGCACGAGTCCGCCGCGGCGTCGGGCGCCGGCCACCTGCTGTCATTCTTCGGCACCGACTCCCTGGTCTCCCTGGACTGGATCGACCGCTACTACGGCGGGTTCTACTCCGCCCAGTCGGTCCCGGCCACCGAGCACTCGGTCATGTGCACCGGAATCGCCACCGTGGGGGAGCTGGAGACGATCAACCGTCTGCTGGACCTGTACCCCAAGGGGACGGTCTCGATCGTGTCCGACACGTTCGACCTGTGGCGTGTGCTGGCCACCTACCTGCCGGCGCTGAAGAACAAGATCCTCACACGTGAGGGCAAGCTGGTGATCCGCCCCGACTCGGGCGACCCGGAGAAGATCCTCTGTGGTAACCCGCAGGCGCCATACATGTCCCACGAGTGGTGGGGCGTGCTGAACCTGCTCTACAACACCTTCGGCGGGCACAAGAACGCCCGAGGCTTCATCGAACTGGACTCGCACGTCGGCGCCATCTACGGCGACTCGATCACGCTCGACCGCGCCCGCTCGATCACCGAGAGGATGCGGCAACTGTGCTACGCCTCGACCAACGTGGTGTTCGGCGTGGGCTCGTTCAGCTACCAGTACCAGACCCGCGACACGTTCGGTTCGGCGATGAAAGCCACCTGGGCGGAGGTCGACGGCGAGGGCGTGAACCTCAAGAAGGACCCGATCACCGATGACGGCACCAAGACGAGTGCTACCGGCCGGCTCGCGGTAGGACGCCGGGCGAATGCCTTTGGCGGGGGCCTCGTCCTGGTTCAGGAGGCCGGCGAGTCTGCGGAACGACGAAGCCTGCTCCAGCCCGTCTGGCAGGACGGCCAGTTCCTGAGCTGGCAGACATTCGAGGACGTGCAGCGCGTACTGGAGGAGGGACTTGACTACCGGCTTCCTTCAGCGCGTTGAACAGCCCAAGCCCGAGCCCAGGAAGATCGCCAACCCGGTCGCCCCGAACAACGCCTACGCCGCGGCAGCCCTCCAGTTAGAGGCGCGCAATGTGGAGGTGGCCCCGGAAGGGGTGCGCAATCACACCCTGAACGTAGCAGCGTTCAATATGGGGGGCCTGATTAACGCCGGGGCCATCGACAAACATACCGTCGAGGACACTCTCACACTAGCCGCCCGCAATGCCGGCCTGGACGACCATGAGATCGAGGCCACCATTCGTTCGGGCTTCGCCGGGGCCGATGCGAAGGTCGGCGCCCGCATGGTCCCTGAGCGCGCCGCTACGCCCTCGCCGGTGTCATCTATCGGGGGAGGTCCCCAGCGGCCAGTGGAAGGCGATTCCGCTCCAGCAATCGATGTCTGGGGAAACTTCCCTCCCGTTGACGGCGCGGAGTGGATGTTCGGTGCCGACGATCGCAGCGTGATCGTGTGGGGCGACGGCGATGACATCCTCTGGGCCGAGGGCGAGGCACTGATGATCGCCGGCGGTATGGGGCTGGGTAAGACCACCCTCGCCGGGATGCTCGTCCGCGGACAGCTCGGGCTCGACAGCACGGTCCTCGGTCTGCCTATCGCCTGCTCCGAGAGACCCATCCTGTACCTGGCGATGGACCGCCCACGACAGATCCGCCGCTCGATGAGACGGCAGTTCGATGCCGAGGAGATGGCAGGAGTTACGGGCCGGCTACTGTTCCGCCCCGGTCCGCCCATCTCCGACCTGGCAGTGGACCCATCCCTGCTGGCAAGGATGGCGCTGGAGGCTGGCGCCGGCACGGTGTACGTGGACTCGCTCAAGGACGCGGTGGTGGGGCTGTCCGAGGACGCCACGGCCGCGGCCTACAACCGGGCCAGACAAGCACTGCTGGCACGCGGCGTGCAGATCTGCGAGCTGCACCACAACAGGAAGGCCAACCCGCAGAACGGACCGGTCGGGATCAACGACGTGTTCGGCTCGACGTGGCTGACCTCTGGGGCCGGCTCGGTCATTCAGTTGACCGGCGACCCGGGTGATCTGGTGGTGAGGTTCCACCACGTCAAGCAGCCCGCCAACGAGGTGGGTCCCTGGCATCTCCACTACTTCCCCGAGGAGGGGCGGATGGAGGTGGTGAAGTTCGACTTCACGAAAGCGGTCAACGGCGCCGGCCCGGACGGGCTGACCGCCAAGGAGGCTGCCAAGCAGTTGTACGACACCCCCCGCCCCACTGATGCGCAGTGCAAGAAGGCGCAGCGGCAGCTCGACAAGCTCGTCAAGCGAGGGGTCTTGACGAAAGTCGACGGGCACCGTGGCGGACAGGGCGGAAGCGTTCCTACGGCGTGGTTCCTGGCCCAAATATCGGAGCCAAAGATAAACGAAAACCTGCTCTGATCTGCAATTTTTTCCCCCAGGATTTGCCCGGGAAAACCTTTCCTTAGCGAAGGTAACGAGTTCGGAACACGTTTCCGCAGCTCACCAGGCGTTCCAGGGGATAGAAGCTAACCATTAAAGGCAAAGACGAAAACCACCCCCTCCGAAGGAGGGGTGGTTTCACTGCCTTAAAGTGAAGAAGGGGACGCGAAATCGAGTCCTGTGTCTATCGGGGGCGCGAGGTGCCGCCGTGCGGCAGGGAAGCGAGCTTCTTCCACAACTTCATGTTGTGTGACGAGCACAAGCTCGCACTCGTCGCCAAGATGTCTGTCGAGGCGCGGAGAGCCGCGCGGTTCAATCCTCTCGATTCATTCCCCGGCATCTGCTATGCAATCGGATTGCCGAATGGGCTCGTAAAGGTCGGCTACTCCAACTCCAATAAGTACCTGAAATCGCGATTGAAGGATCTCAAGACCGAGTACGGGGAGCCCACCTTTACGGCCACCCTCCCCGGGGGCTTCGTAGCCGAGGCGGTCCTTCATGCCGCACTTGCCCAATACCGCCTTCCTGGCCGAGGTGAACTATTCGACTGCCCCGGCCATGTAGTCCTGAAAGAAATTGAAAGGTTGTCCGCCGCATGAGCCACAAAGTAGCCGTCGAATCCGCCAAGCCCAAATGGCGCGATGCCGTGACGATCGGCGATCTGGTCAAGATGGTCAACGCCCTGATGGCGTTGGGCCACGACTACTCCACCCCCGTCACTTACATCTACGACGAGGACCATGTCTGGCTAGAGACGGTTGACGACGACGACTTTGCGCAGTCCCTCGTGTGCGCCGCCGCCGAGTTGGTCCCATTCGACGACCTGTCCGATGTCATCGACGAGGTCCACGACTACGTGCACGAGGAGGACGGCCCGCGGGAGGTCCAAGAACTCGGCCTGAACGAGCGCGACGCCCACTGGGTCGACACCCTGGGCGACGAGTACCACTGGGACGCTGCCAACCGGTGGTGGGTCAGGACCGAACCGGATGGCGACGTATGGGAAGACACCGGCTGCTGGGAAGGCTATGGCCCCTACCGTGAGATTCCGCCCCCAACCCGCGACCAGCTCACGGCTGCTGACCGTGACTACGACTGGGACGACGAGGACGGTGACCGGTGGCACTGGCTCGAAGACGACCGCGGCGCCGGCTATGCGCTCCTTCTGGAGGATGGCAACTACAGCTCCGGGCGCAACAAGGTTGTCTCGGGTTGGTGCGGCCCCTATAAGCGGGTTCCCCGCCAGTCGTGATCAAACAGAAGGTCACCCTCTATTCGACCGACGACACAATCCGCTCCGCCATCCGCAAGGCATTCGAGGGCTACCAGTACCACGTCATCGAGATCACCGATTGCAGTAAGCCGCCGCGGGTCGACATCAACGAATCCCGCCAGTCCGGAGCGGTCGGCCGGCTCAACTTGCCAGACGACGCCGACTACGTGGTGACCAAATCCGCCCTCAACAAGAAGACGGAGAGTTTGGCGGCCACGCTCGCACTCAAACAGGGCCGGAATGACGTTTACCCGGTCGTCTTACCGGAGGCAATGGATTACCTCCGTACCCAACTCGACAGGCGGGGATCACTCGTGCTTGTCGGGTCCGATCAAGCGAAGTAACAGGAGATACACATGCGCAAGTCCAAGCGCGTTCCCGCGCCCGCACCCAAGAGCGTTGAGACGATCACCGCCAAGCTGCACGACACCGTCGCCGAGCTGGAGCGCCACGCAGAGGAGCAGTTGCAGCAGGCCGACCGCAAGCTGGTTCTCGCCACTGCCTACTCGGCTCAGAGCGACGAGCACAAGGCCGAGCACGAACTGGCCACCACCGTCGCCGGCAACATCAAGTCGCTGCTGGGGGTCTGACATGAAGGTTGCTAGTAAGAGGTTCGCCCGCATCGAGTTGGAGCCGGGCGACACGGTTGACGATCTATACGGCGAGCTTGGTGGCCTCAACTGGGATGCCGAGGTGTCCATCGTGAACGGGGCACTGGAGGTCCGCGACCCCGAAGAAGAATGACCGGCGCCGATGGGTGGATCTACTCCAACCACTACCGACCATTCACCCGCAAGTGGTGGCAGGAGTGGTTCCGCATCCCGGTACGGGCACTACGCCACTGGATCGAACGGGCCGCGCGTGGCTATTCGCAATTCGACATGTGGAATGGCGGGGACTATCTCGCCGATGTGATCGCCGGCACCGCCTACTGGCATTTCGTCCACAACCACGGCTGGCCCGTGAGGATGACCCGCGAGGAGTGGCTGGACATTCTGCTGGAGATCCACGACGGATTCTCCACGCGCGACGAGTACGACGACTTGCAGATTCCCGACATTGCGTGGGACTTGCTGCGGGAAAACCTCAACACAATCTGGGACTAGAGAACTTATGACTTACGACCTGTTCGATGACGACTACGAGTACGACGACACCGCCGGTCTGGCCGCGGCGATCCAGGCCACCATCGAATGAGCCCCATCCACAACCCCGACTATGTCGGCGTCGTCTCTGGAGCGCAGTACAAGGTGGAGGACGGCGAGGAGGGGATCGCGGAGTACGCGCTCATGCTCATCACTGATGGCCGCGGGCGGTTGTACGCGATGTCCGAACTCGACTTGCGCTACCTGAAGCGTCAAATTGAAGGATTGATCGACGAGTAATGTTTGACATTTTCGGCCTGGTGAGCGATACCGCAAACGAATGCCTCGCAGGGACTGCGGAGTGGCTATTTCCCATCGGCGACAGAATTCTCGATTCGCGCTCGGATAGGGGCTCCTGCCCGGGCGACCTGGTCTATGTCGGCGCGGGATTAGTCAGGTTGGAGTACCAGCTCTATTCCGTTATGCACCTCGACGATGAGTCCCTGGAGATGCGCCCGCTGACGTTCGCGCGGACCTGGCTCGTCCCGGCCGTCCGATCTGTGGCCGATGGGTTTCGCGAGAGTGTTGGCGACGCAGAACTGATCGTGGCTCGCGCCGGCCGGGTCCTCAAGGGTAGTCCGGTCCTTGGCGGTGGCTACTTGGATGTAAACGGCGTGAAACTGCGCTGGTTGATCGACTATGACGCTTCCGTGCTGAGTCACCGCCTCTTGGTGGATGTGCTCGTTGGTACGGAACAGGAAATACGCGCACGGGAGCACTGATGAAATTCGACCAGCCGGCCAACGTCAACTACGCGGCCACCATCGTCCGTGTTCCCGCCCCGGTGGACCTGCCCGGGCTGGACAACCTTGTCGGCATCCCCATTCTCGGTCACCAGGCCCTCACACAGCGGGGGATTGAGGCCGGGGAACTCCGCGTGCTGTTCACCGCGGAAACGCAACTGAGCGACGACTACGCCCACCAGAACAACCTGTTCCGCCATGCCGACCTGAACAAGGACGAGGGCGAGACGGGTTACCTGGAGGACAACCGCCGCATCAAGGCGCTGAAACTCCGCGGGCACCGCTCCAACGCACTCCTCATGCCGCTGGAGTCCCTGGCCTACACCGGCCTGGACATCGACAAGCTGCGTGCCGAGCTGGCCGACGTAAGCCACCCGGTGGTGCTGTTCGACAAGATCGGCGACCACGAGATCTGCAAGAAGTACGAGCTGCCCCGCAAGGCCGGCCAGCCCGCCAGGTCGAAGGTGGAGCGGGCGTTTAAGCGCGTGGACAAGAAAGTCTTTCCCGAGCACCTCGAAACTGACAGTTACTTCCGTTCCAGGCACGTCTTGCGCGCCGGCCGGGAAGTGGTCATCACGCAGAAGCTCCACGGGACATCCTGGCGTGGCGGGAGGGTTCCGGTCCTTCGCCAGTTGAAGTGGTATGAGAAGCTGCTCAAGCGCCTCGGCGTGAACATCCCCGAGTGGGAGTACGACGTGGTTTTCGGCTCACGAAAGGTTATCAAGGACCCGAACAACCCGAACCAGGAGCATTTCTACAAATTCGACCTCTGGACCGAATACGGCAAGAGGGTTGCCAACCTAATCCCGGAAGGATTCATTGTCTATGGCGAGCTTATCGGCTGGACGCCTGACGGTGCTCCTCTTCAAAGGGGTTACACGTATCACTTGGCTCGGAACGAAGCGGAACTATACGTTTATCGCGTCGCTCACATCAACCGACAGGGTCACCTAAGCGACCTCTCGTGGGATGGCGTTAAGCAGTTTTGCCAGGAGCGCGGGCTGAAGTGGACACCGGAATTGTTCCGTTTCATCCATGACTTCGATCCGGAATACGACACCACCGGTGACACCACGGACGACATTGTCGACTCGTTCATGGACCGGAGTTATGCCGAGTTGTACGGTGAGGTCAATCCTGATGTGCTTCCCCTATCCGACCCCAAGACGGTCGACGAGGGAGTGGTAATTCGTCAGGAGGGCCTGGTTCCGGTCTTGCTAAAGGCCAAGTCACAAGTATTCCTCGAACACGAAACGAAGCTGCTCGACAGGGGCGAGCTGGACATGGAATCGGTCGCGTGACAAGTATCTGTAAAGTGGACTGGTGCGACCGCAAGGTCCGATCGCTCGGCTATTGCAGTGCTCATTACCAGCGGGCGCGCCGCGGAGCTGATATGAACCAGCGACATCGCGTTCCCGACTATCCCGAGCTGTGCACAGCCAAGGGGTGTGACCGCCTGTCCACGGTCAGGGGCTACTGCCGTGGCCACTACGAACGCTTCCGCCAGGGGTGTGATATCGACGGCCCGCTTAGGATCTTTGATCCTGATCGCGGATGCCGGATCGAGGGGTGCGATCGAAAGCATAAGGCGCACGGATATTGCCGATTGCATTGGTCTCGCGCACGCGGAGATACGTCGCTTTCCGTTGACGCGCCCATTCGCAATACGCTGGCCAGTCCTTGCGACTTCACCGCCGCGCACGTCAGGGTTCGGACATTATGGGGACCTGCAAGCCGCTACCGGTGCATTGAGTGCGGGGAAAACGCTAAGGACTGGGCTTATGACGGGACTGATCCGGCCGAGATATTGGGGCCTGGTAAGGGGTCGGGCTCTGGCTCACTAATGCGGTATTCGCTCTATCCCGAGTTCTACATGCCGATGTGTAGGAAGTGTCATGTAACGATGGACCGACGAAAGATGGCGGCGGAGTTGCGCGAGTACCGCCAATGGAAATACGAAACCGGTCTGACCCTCGCAGATGTAACCGCCCTTCAGGAGAGTGCAGCATGAGCGCCACCACGAGCACTCGCTACGACTTCGGCCGCTGCACGGTCGAGCACGTCGATGCAAGGGCGTTTTTCCCCGGCGGTAGTCCATATGTCGAATTGCTCAACTCGGACGTTGTCGTGACCCGTATCCGCCAGGCCGGCCCCGCCGGTGACGAGGCGTTGTTCACGCTTCTCGACGAGGACGCCCGTGAACTCGCGAACAAGATTCTCGAACTGCTAGGAGACCAGTGAACGACAAGCTCGCCGTCAGCCCCGCCCACGAGGCCGCGCTGATCGCCAATCTGGAGGCCGAGGCCGACCTCTACCGGGAGCAGCTCCGCGAGAAGAGGGCTGACGCCGATATCCGGGAGATCTATTTGGCGGAGCGTCGCCGCGCCGAGGATCTGGCCACGACGCAGGACTACCTGCAATTCCATCACCTCTTCTACGGGGAGGTGAGGATCGACAACGTCTACCAGGCCCTGACCACTCTCCAGGCTTGGGACCGCCTGCACCCGTTCTGCCCGATGAACATCACCATCAACTCCCCGGGCGGTTCGACGGTGGAGGGGATGCACTTGTTCGACGAGATCCACAACTACTCGACCCGCGGCGGTGGTAGCCACTTCGTTACCATGACGGTTCGGGGTTACGCCGCCAGCATGGCCGCGATCCTGCTCCAGGCCGCCGATTGGCGCGTGATCGGCCGCCATGCCCATCTTCTCGTGCACGAGCCGGCCTCTGGCGCCCGCGGCAAGGTAGGGGAGATCGAGGACACTCTGGAGTGGATTCAGATGGTCCGCGCCGGCGTGGCCGACATCTTCGTGGCCCGCTCGGGCGGCAGGATCACCGCCGACGAGTTCCGGACGCGCTGGACCCGTAAGGATTGGTGGCTGAGCGCCACGGAGGCGCTGGAGATCGGATTCGTCGATGAGATCGGTTAGGTTGGCGCTCCAGCTCCTTCTGGAGGACGGCTGGAGCCCGCCGTGGATCGTCGACCCCTACGCTGTGGGGTGGTGCATCCACGACTCCCTCACTGAGACCACGCTGGCATGGACCAATCTGGAGGCGTTCGACGGCTATATCGAGGCCCTCAACGTCCTGTCCGACGAGCTGGGTGAGCCCGTCCTGGAATGGGAGCGTGAGCCCAACCGCACCGAGGATGAGGTAATCGAGCTGTTTCAGCGGGTGTTGGCGGCTTGACTTGGCCCTGGCCGCAGGACAGCGCCCAGGACCGCCTACGTCGAATCATTGACTTCTACCGCGAGAACCTGATGCTGTGCGATGCCTCGGTCTGCGGGATTGTCGACGACAACATGCGGGACTGGGGCCAGGGCTGGGTCTGTTCGGAAACGCCGGTTGACGTAAACCGACTGATGTCGGCGAAAGAGATCGCCGAAGAGTTCGGACTCCAGCCCTGGAATGTTCACGACTGGGCACGCCGGCATCCGGATTTGATCCCAAAGCACAAGCAAGACGGCAGGACGCTATTCCGGCTGGGCGATGTCCTGGCCTATCGGGCGGGGAGGTAGGACTGTGTGGCGCTGTAATTTGTATGAGCAGATGGAGCCCTGTTTCCTGCCGGATGACGCCGACCTATCGGAAATCGTGGTGAAAAGGCCACCGATTCGCCAAGTTGAGGTGAGGCAGGTCGAGGTCAAAGTCCCTGGTATGCCCGCCGACTGGCCCACCGATTACGTTTTTGTAATCAGATGGTCCGACAAGGACGGCTGGCACGAGGAGCGGTTCACGGTCACCCGCAAGGCCTGGCAAGGGTTACGCGAGCCAACGCGCGTTGCCGCGGTGCTAACCGACTGGGGGCGCATTGAGGTTCACACCGGCTGGCTATATCGGACGCAGGTGTTCGTGTGGGCGTCCAAAGGGGTGGACACGGAACCGTTTGAGGTTCCATGGTCCCGTTACTGAAAAGGGTCGCGAATGAAGTACCGCGTATGTATCCAGTTCGTCGGTTCAACTGTCGTCGAGGTTGAGGCCGATTCCGAGGACGACGCCATATTCCAGGCATTGGAGGAGGCGCCGCAGAACGACTTTGCCCACGCCGACTATGACGCCGGCGAGTGGTATGTGGACGAGGACACGAGCTACCCGGCGGTGGTGCCGATAGGCGACTCCGAGTGAAACCGTGAGAATGCTCAAGCATGCTTAACTAGAAGGTAGAGACTTGCTACCCAAAATCGAATATGGATGAGCAGTTAGCCGCCATCCCCGGCTATGCCGGCTACCGGGCAACGCCAGACGGCCGGATATGGGACGAGCGCCGGCGCCGGTTCAAGAAACTGCGCCGTGCTGCCAATGGCTCACTCCAGGTCGACATCGGTAAATCCACCTGCATGGTCCACGACCTTGTGGCCCGCGCCTACTACGGCCATCCCATGTGCCGCGGATACCGTGTCAAGTTCCGCGCCGGCAAGGACCCCCACAAAGACAACCTCGTCTGGTCGGGCCGTCCCGTCATCGCGCAGGGGCCAACACTGCCGAGGGATGTTGAGCAAGAGTATGAGCGCGTCAGGCGCGAGCGGGAATCGCTCACCGAACTGATGCAGACCTAAAGACCCGGTTTCCACGTTTCGCCGTTGCGCAGAGAAAACGTGGCGGTTGCCGTGACCGAGAGAGCACCTGATTGTCCTGAAGGGTGTCCAGAACGGACGGCCCCCGCGTGGCTCACGGGGTGAGGCAGGGACAGGCCTCAAACGAGCTGTAAACGTATGCAATGTTCACTATTCGAGGATTTCGGTTCATATAGTGAGGATTGCATCGGTTAGCCCACCGACTGAACGGGCACATTTCCGGCATGGCGGATAAGGCATCGCAAGATGCTGAAAGGCGAGGCTGACAACCTTGCCGCCCGAGAGGGTACCCCATGCAATCCAATCCTTGAGCAGTTCCTTCGGGGGCTGCCAGGGGGCGAGATACGCCAGGGTCCAGGGCTGTGAACCAGTGGGACCACCAACCCGTACGTGCGGGAAGAAACGGCTATCGGTCAAGCTCCTTGTGGTGCGGAGGGGGTCTCAGTCCAAGCCTTGGCGGGCAAGGGCGGGTTCCATGAAAACGCTTAGTAACGGGCGACGGCTCGGGAACGGCTGAGTAGAGTGCGAAACAGGTCGCCAGCCTGAAGCACGAGAGGCGTGAAGCATTCTGTACCTCAAAAGGGTGCGGACCTTCATGGGGAAGCACGTCTCTAGTTAGAACGAAATTGCTTATATTTCACCATTTCCTGTTTTGAGAACAGAAACAAGCCAAAGTTCTTCCCCCGCCGAGGAGCAAAAGCGCCTCTAATCCCTGGCCGTTACGGAACCAGGGCCATCACGAGCCCGCAAGGCGACGGTGGTTCGTAGACAAGTAGTGCAGCGCTGGACCCGCGAATCCAGTGTGAAACAAACGTCGCGGAGTAGCTTTCGGTGTAACGAGTGGTCGGCGTAACCGACCGGGCGTGGTGACTACGTTCAGGAATGACGTGGAAAAGCCGGGAACCAATAATCCGGTAAAGGTCACTGTGGACGGGTGTATTCTCAGCCCGGTTCCAAACTAGGGGATGCGACCAGGTTCGATTGTCTGACGAAAGCCGCACGCGGCACCAGGCAAGACTTCGGGGCAGCACCGAACATCTCCACGGGCGGTTGATTTGGAACGGCTCCGCCTGACAAAACGCCGAACCCCGCGGCTAGTGGTGGGTTATCCCTTTAACTCCGCGGTCCCGGATGAGTGCAGGCGAACAGCCCCAGAGAGGCTGTCGAGTGGCCGCCACCCTGCGTGAGTCACCGGGTTACCAAAAGGCTCCTTCCAACTTCCAGGCTGGGCGCTCCCCGCGGGTCGAAGCGCCCCGGCCGGCCCCTGTTCGCGCGCCACGGGCCGGCCTCAACTTGCAACCCCCGATCCAGGGAGTACCGATGTTCGCCGAAACCTGCCCCGACTGCGGAGCTGGACGCCCATCGTGGATGGGGGGCTCGCACTGGCGCCGGCAGTGGCCCGACAAGACCAGGGACCGTCGCGTATGCATGGCTTCCCGCAAGGACGACACGGCCCTCCCGGAACCTGAGTTTTGGGAGCTGATCTTCGGAGCCCCGCGCCCTTGGCTGGTCTCGTGATCACCGGCAAGCAGGCCTGGGCAATCATGGCCGCGGGCATCATCGCCTACGAGTTCTCGTGCGAAGAGGACCAACTACTTTCCGTCGTTGTCGACGAATGGCTATTGACCCACCCAATCCTGACCCGGGTGGTCATTGCAGGGGTTGCATTGCACCTCCTCAACTCGCTCCCGTGGTGGGCCGATCCGATCGGTAAGCGCCTCTGGAAAGCGATCTTCTCTTAATCCGTCCACAAAGGGGAACTTGTGGCAAACGAAAACCATCATTGGTTTCGGAAGTGGTTGCGGTTCGAGCCGCATGATGTAATTGGCGAGGCAGACGATCCTTACCTGCTGCGCTGGTTCGTGCTCCCGCATAACCGCCTCCTGAAAATTTACCTTCACAAGTTCCTCCGCTCCGACGAGGACCGGGCGTTGCATGACCACCCTTGGTGGTTCTTCAGTTGGATCCTGAAGGGCGAGTATCTGGAGCACGTTCCAGTAGACGACCCGGCCGCCCCTTCTGGCGTGACCGGTCTGCGGTGGCGCAGTCGCTGGTCTATTGCCTATCGGTCCGCCGATTGGACTCACCGGATACAACTCCTGCCCGATGTCGCCGGCCGCGAAAAGCCGGTCTGGACCCTGATCATTACCGGACCCAAGCTCCGCGAGTGGGGCTTCTGGTGCCCGAAGGGCTGGGTCCACTGGCGCTACTTCACCCATCACAACGGCTGCGGGGAATACGCATGAAGAAGGACGAGATTCTGACCACCGCGGCATCGCTCATTTGCGGTGACCGTGAAGAGGCGTACGGCAACATGCGGGACAATTTCACCCGCATCGGAAAGCTGTGGGAGCCGATCTTGGGCACCACGGTCACACCCGAGCAGGTTGCCCTCTGCATGAACCAGGTCAAGGTCGCCCGACTACTCACCTCTCCGGACCATGTGGACAGTTGGGTCGACGGCGCCGGCTACCTCGCCCTTGGCGGGGAGATCGCGACAGAGCCGAAGAAGTTCGACTTCACTAGTGTGAATTTTGACACCGGAAATATCAAGTTCGCCCTTCTCTACGACGCCGGCGAACGCAAGCCGCGCGTTTGGGGGTCGATGCTTGAGGTTCCGACCGATGTCAAGGTAATCGACGCGGACGGTGATACCTGGACGTATGTTGACGGCCACTGGCGGTGGGGCAGCACCCTTGCCGGGGAGTGCCTTACCGAGTACGACGAGTCGGGGCCGTTCACCGAGATCATCCCGGAATAGGGGGACAGCGGTTTGACCGCGAAAATACTCACCGTCGATATCGAGACTCAGCGAGGTATCGCCGGCGTCTTCGACCGCTTCTCCAACTACATTCACGAGGACCGAATCCTGGTCCCGACGCGCATTCTCTGCTTCGCCGCAAAGTGGCGCGGCGAGGATAAGACGATCTTCAAGGCCGCCTGGGACGAAGACGAAAACTACCACGTCATCCCCGAACAGTACGAGGCCATGCTCCAAGTGGCGTTCGATCTGCTCGACGAGGCTGACTTCGTCGTTACGTTCAATGGCGACGTGTTCGATCTGCAATGGTTCCAGGCCGAGTTCCGCCGCCTCTGGGGGCGCCGGCCGGCACCCTACCGCAGCATCGACCTGAAGAAGATCTCCAAGAAGAACTTCTCCCGCGGCCTGATGAGCCAGTCCCTGAACTGGTCGGCCCGGCACGTCTTGCATGACGAGAAGGTCAAGCACGGCGGCACGGATCTCTGGGACGACATCCGTTACGGCAATCGGGCCACCCGCCGCGCCGCACAGCGGACCATGAAGCAGTACAACATCCACGACGTGAAGATCACCGAGGATTTGTTCGAGAACGATCTGCCGTGGATTGGTGAGAACTTCGCCCTGTACGAGGACACCGCCGGCGATGGCGAGATCCGTTGCACGCAGTGCAGCCGTCCCGAGTCGGAGATGCAGCGCAGGGGTTACCAGTACACAACCTCGTACAAGTACCCGCGTTATCTCTGCCCATGCGGCAAGTGGAACAAGGGTAGGCGCATGCTCTACACAACCGAGCTGCGGCCGGTCTGATGCCCGTCGTAACTCGCGCCTGTCAGGAAATGCTCGACGCCATGCCCTGCGGCGATCTTCGGGATTACATCAACCTGGAGCACCACGGCTATGCCTCGATTATCAAGGCTCGCGGTACGTCATTCGTCATCAACAACGTCGAGCTTGAGCAGGAGTACCGCCCCCTCAATGGCAAGTACGACCACCTCCGCTGGGAGAATCGCTTCCCGCGGTGGGAATTGCGCATCACTATGACGGAAGCGCCCACGATGGCAAATCTGTATGGACAACCTAAGCCCGGGAAGCCCAAACGCTCGTGGGCGAGGGACATGGGACTTAGGAAACCGGGGAACAGGTGAAGGAATACAAGGACCGCCAGGACAGGCCACTCCGCGAACAATACGGCCAAGACGTGACAATCGAGCCCCCTCCGATGATTGTGGTTGTCGAGCCGGGGATACCGAGCGGTGGGCAGTCCCTGTGACTGTCGCCGAAGTCAAGAGCGATAGCGACCGCCTGAACGCCCTTATCGAATACGAGCCCTCCGACGACGACGTTTGGACGCCGATCCCGAATCGTGCCGCCCGTCGTCGCTTCATCAGCCAGTGGGGCCAGCATTTGCGCAGCCGCCGGCGTCGCACATTCCGCCGGCCGCGGACGGGTGGATTCTCGCCGACCCGCATGGCACGCGGGAAGTTCGACCGCAAGCCTCTGCCGGTGTTGGCATTCCTCAAGGGGGAGTAGTGGACAAGTTCAATGCGTGGTTCGACGCCCGCCTCGCAAAGTTCGCCCATGTGGTGGCGGATGAGGTTTCCGGCCGTATCGACGAGGCCGCCAGTCACACCATTGACACGCTGAGCAAGGACATCAGTGCGAGCGCCGATGACGTGATCACCACGCTCGGACAGACGGTCACCGGATCGGTTACCTCCATCGTGTCTTCTGTGGTGAGTGGCATCAAGAGCCTGATTCCGTTTCCGTTCGGTAGGTAAATGGCCCTCTGGTTCCCGCTGATGGTGAACTCCACCCAAATCGGCGAGGTGGCTATCGTCCGTCGCGACGAGCCCATGACCGACGCCGGGGAGTACACGTACGACTGGACCATCGGTGAATTTCAGTGCGGTACCACGAAGCGCAGGCCCACCGTCTATTCGGGAGAGCTGACCCACGCCTACGACGATGGCGCGCTCTCGCTGGTGGCCAAAGTTCTGCGCCAGCACTTTGTGCAGTTGATGCTTGCGGAGCCGTTGAACTTGAAAGAGGTCGCTTGCCCGGAAACCTCAGACGCAAGGCCGGCGGAAAGTATAGCGGCGTCAGCGAGAAGGATTACCTCCGCTCGCGCCGAATAGTCATCAACGGTTCTTCGATTTGCGCCCGCTGTGGTCAGGCCATCGACAAGAAGCTCCGCCCGATCTGCCGGCGCGTGGACACCTCCGCATACACCGTCGACACCGCCCACGAGATTCCGACCATTTGCGGACCTGACTGCGACAAGTCGCACGGCCGCAAGCCGAACCCCTGGTCCGCCTCCGCCGACCACAAGATTCCCGTCGACAAGCTCCCGCCCGGGTCGCCTCTTCTAACCGATCCGCGCAACCTGGAAGCCACTCACCTGCGGTGCAACATCAGCCGCGGCGCCGGCAACGACAAGCAGCAACCCCGCACGAGCAAGGACTGGTTCCAATGAGAGATGACCTTACGAAACTTGTCCCAAAGTCGGCGGTGATCCTCAACGTCATCAGGGTTGTCGAATACATGGACGCCGATGGGGTGATCCATAAGGACGACTTCAGCTACGGGGGCGACGGCGAAGATATCGAGATGGGCAAGGCGCTTGAGCTGATCGAGTGGGCTCGCGCTTTCACCTTGTCGCCAACCTATCTGGAAATGTTCCACCAGTTCATGTCCGAAGAAGAGGGCGAAGACGAGGAGGACGATTTCGCATGAACAAGTGTCCGCATTGCAACAAGACGATCGGCTACATGCCGGCCGAAGATGTGTTCGGCAACAAGACGAAACTCCCCGAATGCCCCTACCGGAAGCGCCGCCGATGACCCCCAAGCCGGTTGCGAAAGCCAACCTCATCGACCAACAGATTCTCGGGTCGCTCCTGGCCAACAAGCAGACCGTTCGCACTGAGCGTCGCGGTAAGCGCGCCAAGAACGGCCAGTGGACCGAAAGCGACGTGGACGTTCCCACCTCGACCCTGGCCGGCAACGTGTCCAACTTCAATGTGGAGCGTATCGCCCGGCGAGTGTTGGTGGGATCGTGAGTGACCGCGTGGGGCTGGCCGAATCATCATGGAATTGGTTTTGCGAATCATCGTTGGGCGATTTAGCCGAGTCGGCATGGGATTGGTTCTGCGGTGAATGACCTCGGCCCCGCCCTAATCCCCGGTAGGGATGTGTTCCTTGGACCCCGGTGGGGCCAGGAGGATATCAACCGCGCCGCGGCAGAGGGCCGCCTGGTTGAGCACATGGCAGAGCACGGTTTCTATCTGGAAGGTGATCCGCGTGGACGTTGACGACGCTGACCTTCTCGAATTGATCGACACCAAGCCGATCAACATTTGCAACGACGACAAATGCGAATGGTGGCGATGTGAACACGCCGGCGAGTGCATCATCTGACCTAATCCGAGGCCCCTTGACGATGGGTCCGCGCGATAGTGTCTATCGCTCACTGCTCGGCCTGCCGGTTACGGTCGACGACTACTGCCGGGACGACTCGGTGTGGATTGTCGTCGCAGGCCGTGCAACAGATCCGGAATGGTTCTGTCTGATCGTTGACAACGTTCACGACGCAGCGTGGGCCGAATGAGCCCCTTCTACTGCACCGAGTGCAACTTCCCAATCGCTGACAATGGTGATTGCGGTTGCGGTCGTGGCACCCATTACTTCGAGGATGACGAATGATCGAACTCCTCATGTGGTGGCACCGCAGCGTGTGTCGACACCGCCAACACCTCGACAAGACGATGTGGCTCTATCTGGTTCACTGCTCGTGCGGGCAGGTCTGGCGATTGTGAAGGACTTTGACGTGCAGATTCTCCCGACCGTCCGAACCTGGTACGGCGTGCAATACCCCGACCTGAACCGCGTCGTGCGCGTCGCTTCCGAAGTGCTCGCCCACGAGACCGCAGCCGCCTACCCCGGCGCTATCGCGGTGTCGTGTTGTGTGAGCGACTGGCTACCGATCAAGAAGTTGAAGGGATCAAATGGCTGACACCACCCGCGACATTCACGAGGTTGTCCGCGAGAACTGGACGCTGGCCGATCTGCGCAGCCTGGTTGACGCCGTGCCCGACTGGCCGGCGGACAGCCCCGTCTGCTTGTGGGGTGCCGATAGTGGCTCCTCGCGCGGTGTCATCTCCGTACAGCGCGACGTTTAGCCATGCTTGCGGGGCTGTTGAAACAGTCCCCGGCGGACCATCACCAGCAGGTAGTGCAACATAGTGCCTCCTATCCGAACTTCTTCATTCCGATCAGCAGTATGACGAATAGCGACGCCACCGCGTACGGCCAATAGTCAACCTGCATGATGTAGCCCTACGCTTCGATCGGAAGATGGCTGACGCCGTAACTGCGGACGTAGGGGTTGTCGTCCAGGTCGTCTACAACCTCAAGTCGTTCGCCGTGGCTATTGAACCCCCAATCAATCGCCTTGTCTACGAGTGCCTGCTCTGCCGTTTGGAATGAGCGGTGGGCACTCATGTAGCCAATGCCGTTAATAGCTACGATGTGCGCTACGTAGACACTATCGTTCGACACTACGGACCTCCTGGTGTATCGCTCTCTGCTCGTCACAGGCATGTGTACCCGCTGACAGGGCTAGCACAACCGCTATGCCGGCCAGCACGCCCTTCGCCCCCTGGCCCGCGCTGCCCCTTCTGCGCCGGCCGCTGCGCATCCTCATCACCAATTCCCCGTCGCAATGGCCACAGTGTAGCGTTCTGGCGGCACAACTACCCCGTCCACCATGTATGTGACACCGTTCCATGTAACCTGCACAACCCCCCTCGGGGTGTCCTCCGTCCAGGTAACGTGACTCACTTTCATACCCTCCTTACAGATCCAAGTCCACTATCGGGTCGCCATTCCAGTCGAGCACTTCGGTTGGCGTCTCGTCCGGTTCCGGCTGGTCGTCGTCCACAGGTTCAACCTGCCACCCTTCGGCAACATGGCCAAGGATGATCAGCCCGACCCCGACGAGGCCGACGATAAGCCAGATCATGTGTACGGCTGGCAGGTGAGGTCAATCGGATTGCACGCGATCGGTGACCGCGGCCCGTAGCCCCATCCGCCGTAGGGCGGTACTTCCCATGTTGGCTGTAATTGCCCGGGCCATGTCCCGCACGTGTTGTTCCACGCGCCAGGGTGACAGCTCGGGTCAGCCTTAGCGTCGGGCGCCGACAGGAACACTAGCGCCGCGAGTACGCAGAACATAGCCTTACGGCCTACGGAACGCATACTCATCGCCCCATCCTAATCCGTTCAAGCTCCCGTTTGAACTTCGGCGATGGACCGTATAGCGAGAATCGCGGAGTCTCGACGCCGTACAGCTTGTGATAGAAGAATCCCACGCGCCCTATCCAAATCTCCCCGCGCCGCTTAACGACCGTGATTCGCCCGCTGGGCCACTTTGCGCCATTGACCAATAGTTGTATCCAGATTGGCGAGAACGTCGCCAGGAGGACGATTCCGGTGGTCATGCGTCGTCACCCATCACGTCCACAATGAACGTTGGTGGTTTGTAGCTCTCATTCCGGTCCGCGAGCGGGTCCGGTTCTAGGTAGTAACGGTTTAGCATGCTGACAACATCGGCCGCGTAATCCTCGATTGACGCTTCTTCTCCCAGGTTGGCCGTTGTCTCCTCAAATTCGCCTAGCACGTTGTCTAGCAGTTCGGCCAGCATACCGCTGTACATTGCCGGGTTTCCCATGTTACTTACTCCCTTCCGTGGGTAATCAAACCGTCCCTACGCGACGGTAAACCTAAACTCGTCACCTTCTACCGTCACAACCAACTCCGCTACCGCCCCGCACGCCTTGAAGTAGGCGGACAGCGACGACAGTAGCCAATCGTCCCGGCCCTCCATCAACGAGACGGTTATGCGCCCGCTGCGAGGGCTGAGCCCCAATTGCGCGGCCATCTCTGTCGGGGTGAGGCCGGCGGTAGTGCGGATGGCTTTAAGGTCTACGGTCATGGCTGATCGATCCAAGCGCGCAGCCCGCGGATGCATCCCTGGCACGTAACTTCCCTGCCCGCTACCGCGTCAGGAGTAATCGGCAGCCCGCATACGGTGTAATCGCCATCGCGGTCGCCGTCCTGCTTGTGCGTTCTGCCATGCTTGGCTAGACGTACATTGAAAACGGGCACCTTCACTGTCTGGATTCCGATGGGCACTCGTGCGCCATACTCGCGCACATACTGGCGCGGGGTTAGAGTCTTGTAGATCTTGACCATGCTAGTAAATCCTCTCGTGCTCAATCGTCGTCCATGTCTCGTCACCGCTACGGCGGTAGGCAAGAGCCCTTCGGCCGTATCGATCTTTGGCCGCGCGGATTACATCGCCATCTGGCGCGCCGCATGGCAAATAGACAGCCCCGACGTGACAACTGTGCCCCGGAAACAGAATCTCCCATAGCTCAGTCATCGCTCATACCCGTACTCATTAACCTGCCAGTCATATTCAGACTCGCGCGGGTATCGGTCACCGGCACTATTAACAATTTCCCAATGCTCAGCGTTGCCGTAAAGCGACACTCGGTATTGACCATAGGCTATGTCCAGGGCGATGTGTAAGTCGCGCCCACCGTCAAACTGGACGCTATTGCCCTTGAAATCTGTTACGGTCCAGTGCACGGTGTGATCTTCGCGCGGCCGATTGCACGTGTCACCACTATCTGGCAGTTCCGCTACGCAGTAGTCAGGGTTATCGGCGTAGGGCTTAAACTCGTGGGCCATCACACTAACCCCACTATCCCGGCACCAACACGGTTAGCCTGCTCGATCCTGCTTTCGGCGTCCGCTATGGCTTCGCCCTTGGCATCTTCCAGCGACCATTCGCGACCGCCGTCCCAAAAGCCGTAATAACCCCAAACGGACCCATACTCAATCTCCCTACCGGTCGGGTCGGTCACTACCCACCCGAAGCAATCGCCCTCGGCCCATGCACGCCATTCGGCTAGACGGTTTTTCACGTACTCGTCAGGATCGGTCGCGTCATCCGGCGACCACGCGACGCCGTAGACACGCTGCCAGCGGTCGCTAGACGGCTCTACGGGACGATAGTCGAGGTCAACCAGCGTGACACCCTTGCGGTCCTTCAGCCGTAGATAGCGGACTAATGCCGCGCCACTACGCAGCTCCCACGGCCACGAGTCCTCGCGATTCGTTCCGCTGGTGAGGAGTACCGACATAACCTCGCCGGCTAGATGCCCTCCGCCGTATTCAATGTCAATCCGGCTATCCGCGCCGTAACGTTCCCAGCCGTGGACCAAGAGGTTAAACCCTTCGTCCTCTGGCTGGTTGGCGTCCTCGTCGTGATACCACGTCACGCGGTATTCGCCGGCCGGTGTGTCGATCGTTTGCGAGTCAAGTTCGTGCATGGTCACAGCCTCTCTACTTCGGTAGCGACACGTTCAAACTCGTCTTGATCGCCAAACAGTGCCACGACGCCCGGTTCCATTGCCGCTATCTGCCGGTACAGCTTCTCGGCCTTGCGCGAGTCTGTGTCGTATCCGAAGTCCAGCGCCCAATCTTCAAAGTCGCGCGCCTGCTGGTACGACCATACGTCGCTAAGTAGGCTATCGACAATCTCGGCGACCTGCTCGGTAGGGCTGGCCGTAATCGCGGTGCCTTGCGCCCATGGGCTGTCGAAATGCTGACCGTTGCCGTTGTGGACACGCACCCGGTAGCTGTAGTGCTGCCATTTCGCCGGCGGAGCGTCAACGTAGTTGAACGGGTCGCGATCCTGTAAGCCGTGATCTTCTAATACCTCGACGTGCCAGCCCTTAGCTTCGACGTACTCTCTGATATTCATCGTTAAAACCTCCCTAGCGCTCAATAAAGTAGTCGAGAAACGTGCTCAGGTAGTCGCCGTAACGGGTAACCCGCTCACCGCCCCAATAGCCCTCAAGGCGCGGGCTAGACAGACCGTCCGCCACTACCTCGACATGCGGACCGCCTGTTGACAGGACCACGGCGAACTCTCGGCCGCGCTCGTCAACGATTTCGAGCGGCCATTCCTGCAATGACTCCGTGTAGTCGAAGTCGTCGGGGTCTACGCCCTCATCGTGCGCCAGCGCGTAAATAGCCTCTCGGCCGGCTGGCGATGATTCGCCTTCCAGTATGTCTACATACTGGCGAATGGTGTTGGCCGTGCCCTCAACGTGCTTTGCGAGTATTTCGCGGTCTCGTTCACTCATTGTCTGTCACCCTTCCGTGGTGTTGGTATCTCTGATGGTAGTAGATAGGTGCGTATGTGTCAAGGCATACGCTGATATGCGACAGCCCAGCCTACGTTGTAATCCTCGTTAGGGTTGAACTCCTCCGTAGGCGGCAGGCCGTCAACGACCACCGCGACGTAATAGCCCGGCCGCGCCAGTATGTCGCGCTCCATTCGTCCGCCGATATATTCGGACGCATGCATGATGAAACTTCGGCTAGTACTCAGATACTGTCCGGTATAGCCCTGCATGTACTCCCAGCCGTCCCACCTGTCCACGAGCACATCGGTTCCGTCGCGGCTGTCACTGCCGATCATCTGCCCGTCACTGTCCAGCTCTACATAGACAACTTCGGGGCCGTAAACGCCCTTCGGGTGGGTAACGGTACCGTCCGCGTGGACTTGGATAACACGGCCGAATTCCATCTGGTCGTTAAGCGTCTGATCGGTCATGGTTGCTCCTCCGAATAGGCCGGCACACTGGCCAGCTCTTGATCACTTGGCAATGCCGCGATGGCAATGACGCACCCAATCATCAGCGACACCAGAAACTTCGTCACAGCGCTGTAACCTCCTGCCTCGTGTAGTCGACAAACTTCCGCGCGCCATTCGGCGCGACAATCGTGTACGTCGTCCCGGTCAGTGACCGGACAGTGCCGACCCACCCGCTCGGCCGCGTGTTACGAACATGAACCGTCCTACCGCGTTCAATCACCGTCCCGACTCCCATCGCACCACCGCGAGCGCGTCCGACACGCTGCCGCTGTCAAGCAATCGCAGCTCACCCCTCACCATGCGGTAAAGGCTCACATTCTCCCGGTTACTGTTCCACCACAGCATGACGTATTCACCGCTGATGTGTTCGTAACCATCATGGGTCTCGATCCAGTTAAGGTCTAGCTCTGTGGCTAGCTCGGACATGGCGGTCATTCGTCCCACCAAAATGTCACGTCGTGGCGTTCGCCGGCCAAGTCTGAGCCGCACACGTCGCACTCGCGTGAGCTAAACGTAGTCCGCTCACACTCGCAGTCATCCCCGCATTCTTCGCCAGCGTGCCAGCACTGAGCGTCAGGGCTATCGTGCAGGTGACCTAGCGTCATCTCTGCCCCGTAGTTGGGATGCGACTCGATTGCTCGTACGTAATTGTGACACTGCGACTCGGTAAGGTCGGGCGGCATTTCACCGTTAGCCGTCAACATGAGGCAGTCAACGCAAATACTGCCGGTAGTGTGCTGCCGTGCCATGGTTCTAACTCCCTATTCCGTGGGGGTAGTGCTCAGATTGATATTTCGGGATGCTGGTGTTGATACTGCGCGAGCTGGTCTATGCCGCTCGCACCCATGCCGAGGCCGAACAATGCCGACGCAATGGCGAAGATGGCTACTGAGTAGCGGGCGAGGTAGGACATGTCAGACCTGCCTAAAGCGCGCACCGCGTGTCCAGCCGGTACCGTTAACGATATCTGGCCGCGAGTAGGTTTGACCCTTCCATGCGTCCGGCAGGAAACCGCCGCGCGACAACCAGTCATCTAGCGCTGCCACCATGTCGGCCAGTGCGATAGCGTCGAACTCCGCATCGCGCTCCGCATAGAAGGCCTTGAGTTGTTCGCGGATCATTTCGAGCGTTGCATTCGGGTCCATGGGCTAAACCGCCTTCCTCTGGTAGTAGTAAACCTCCCGCGCATACTCCCGCGCATTAAGATCCGTCCGTATCTGTGCCCGCGTGTACTTGCGACGTAACCGGGTGGCTTGCTGTGACATGGTGTTACCCCTCCGTGGTTGTGGTTACTTGGTGCCCAAGTCTTTGGATTCGTAGCGGCCCACGATAACGCCATCAGCGTCGAATAGCGGCCCGCTAGCCTCGCCGCCACCGTAGGAATTACGGAGGTCTGCGAAGTGGGGGACAACGCCCGGCAGAACAATGCCCAGCATGTCGTGTACGTCGTGCGACCAGTCGGCCGAGTTGATGTAGTCGCGGGTGTAGGTGCAACCGTCGCGGTCATCTGTAATCGTGATGGTGTGTGAAACGTTCATCGCATAACCCCTAACTGTGCTGCCGCATACTCAGCGGCCGGGCGTGTGAAGTAGTGCTGCCTCAGTGTGTGCCCGTCATAGCGGATCACAAACTCTTGGGGCTTGATCTCGCGGATAGTGGCGGTCATCGCACGACCACCTGTGTACCGAGTCGATGCCTGTACGTGACCGTAGTGCCGATCCGTGCTGGCGACCAGTCGCATTGCACATACGTTGCGTTGTAGCTGATCGCCTTGTCGGTGAGACGGGTGATCTCGGTGATACGCCATGCGGTCTGTGCATTGACCTGTACCACGTCGCCAGCTCGTAGGTCTCGCGCGCTCTTGGTGCTCATGCATAGGACACTACGCCCATGCATGGGTATGTGTCAACTCATACGCAAGAAATTCTTTCAACACATCATGCAATCAGTACCTACCGCACAACGCTCTGCCCATGCACACACAGCGACGAATAGGGATGGGCATGACCGATGACAAGGGCAACGCCTGAACGTGCGCCAGCGGGCAAATGAGAGGCCATTGCGACCATCCGTGCAGGTAGATGGTCACCACCCCTGGCGGGTACCCCTCCGCGCCCAGCGCGCCCGCCTCGATCCGCACAGCGCCCGCTCTCTCTCCACCAGATTTTCCCGGGAAATCGGCTGTCAATTCAGCCCCCAATGACCCGAAAGAGGTCCCCCCTTGACAGCTCAGGTTGACCGTTTAGGTACTACTTCAGTCCGCTCGACATCCACCCCGCCATTCGCTGGCTTGGTCAATCCGTACGACGCATCGGCCGGCCCCCTTTCGCCGGCACTGCCGAACTTGTCGAGCGTCCGCCCGGGCGACACCGTAGTGGTTCGCAAGGTGGACGGCTCCGCCAATGCCGTGTCTATTTCGCCGGCGCCGGGTGACGCCTTCCTGGACGGCAGCGCTGCTCCGGTGACATTGTCGAGCCGCGGACAGCAGGTCATTTTCGAGGTCCGCAAGGTCGCCCGCGCTCTCTACTGGTCGCACGACGGCGCCGTGGAGGTCGGTGAGGGCGAGGAGGCCCGGATATACCACGTGGACAGCTTTGGCGCCGACGCCACGGGGACCGTGCATTCGGACGCCGCGGTAGCGGCGGCGCTGGACGCGATGGGGTCGAGCCCGGGCATTCTGCAATTCGGCATCGGTAAGTACACCCTCTCCCAAACGATTACCCTCGCCGGAAACCAGGCCCTCAAGGGGCAGGGCATCGAGCAGACGACACTTGACTGGGTAGGGACGGGCGACTGCATTCGACTCTACGATCCGGATACGATCTTCCCGCCCTCAAAGACCGGCCTCATCTCGGGCCTGAAGATCATGGGCTTCTCCGCCGGCGCCAACAGCACCGGTATCCATGCCGGCGACCTTTACAACATGCGTATCCGCGATGTGTGGATTTGCGACTTTGCCGCGGCGGGCTGCGTGGGAATCCGACTGGAGAACACCAAGCAGCTCAGCGAGCGCGCCCAATGCGCCGCCACGATCGACAACTGCGACACCGCGGTGGTCTTCGAGCACAGCGTGACTGGAGACCCCAGTTTCTCCTATAGTGACTGGTCGTTCACGATCAAGGCATACGCCAACCAGAACGGCGTTGTCATCCGCAACGGCATCATGACCCATTCGTCTTTGACCATCCGCGGAAACTGCTACAACTGCCACGCCAGTGGCGGCTTCGGCACCCGCAATGAGACCTTGACGGCCTCCGATACCAATACGGGCGTGGCCCTCACCGTTGGCGCCACCGATTCGGACACGGCGCGGATTGAAACCTGCCAATTGTTCATTGGAATCGAGAACGGTGGCATGGCGGAAAGTGCTACTCCGGGGCACGTCACGCTGAACCTCGGCGCAGGCGCCTTCATCTGGGCCAGCGGCATCATCAACTTCTTCCGTGTCACCGGCTTTAGCGACTGGACCGCCGGCACACAGCATGGCTGGTTCAGCTTCGCCGGGTTCAGGAATATCGACGCCACATTCGGGCGGATGGTCTCACCGCAGACCCTCTCCTATGGCGGCGCGATGTCCGGTGGCGCCGGTTTCGTTGATAACGGCACGGTCCACCTGGAGAGCGGCAATGCCTTTATCACTCAGCTCGCCAACGGCAACAACACGCTCACCTTTGAGAACACTGGCCTTACTGGTCACGCGGTCTACGACCTTCTGCTCATTCAGCCCGGCTCTGGAGCGCCCGGGACGGTAACGCTGCCCGAAAATGCCTATGCCGTTCCTGTTCCGCTGTCGTTGACCACCTTGCCGAATGAGGTTGACGTGCTGCGGGTCTACACCTTCGATCATTCCAGCTATTTCGTCGTTCAACTGACGAAGTAGCCCGACAAACCAGGAGGTTCCATTGACGGACGGCCTCGGGGAAGCCGGCCAAGCATTATGGGATGAGGTCAGTAAAGACCGGGAACTTTCGGTCCCGCACAAGACTCTCCTCCTGAATGCCTGCCGGATTGCCGACCGCTTGGACGAAATAGACAAAGAGATCCCGCGTCGCGGCCTCACTGACGTGAACAAGCAGGGAACAGAGATCATCAATCCCCTGATCCCTGAGCAGCGTCAGCAGTTGGCCGCGTTGTCCGCCATCTTGACCCGGATGGGCTTCAAGGAGCTGCCAACTGCCGGCGAGAAGGTCTCAGTGGCCGATCGCCTGGCCGAGCAGCGGGAAAAGAGGGAGAAGCGTGCCGCAGGACAGTGAATGGCCCGACGAATACACAGAGGTCGGCTTCCTTACCATCGAGCCTGACGCGCCATGGGTGCCATGGACGGTCTGATTGGATATCAGACCCCGCGCCTCGAACACTACCCTGCATACTTCACCACTCTCGGCGACGACGCGATCGACCTAGCTGGCATTTGCGGTCTCGAACTCCTCCCGTGGGAGGAAATGATCGTTCGCAAGTCGATGGGGCAGAACGTCGACACCCGCTGGTGCGCCAAATCGGTTCTTCTGATCGCGCCGCGGCAGAACGGCAAGAACGTTTGCGTCTATGCCCGCCAATTGGCCGGCCTATTCCTGCTCGGCGAGCGCATCATGCACTCCGCCCACGAGTTCGACACTGCACGCGACGCTTTTCGCGAGTTGACCACCTTCATTGGCAACTGCGAGGAGCTTGAAGACGAGTGCATTACGCCCCACAAAACGGGCGCCGCAGAGATGTCGATTCGCCACGACCCGACCAAGGGCAACAAGAAGGCCGGATTCATCCACTACGTGGCCCGCGGGAAGAACGCTAAGCGTGGTCGAACGAAGATTGATCTGATGGTCCTCGACGAGGCTTTCGCCCTTGAGGACGTGATGATGGGCTCCCTGTCATCGCTTCAGCAGGCCTCGATCAATCCGCAAACGTGGTACACCACGTCGGCCGGCACCGAGGGCTCCGAAGTCCTGATCCGTATCCGCGAGCGCGGGAAGCTGCTGCACGCCAATCCGGACCCGGAAGCGAGCCTCATGTTCGCCGAATGGTCCTGCGAAGAGGGGTCAGACCCGCACGACTTCGAGAACTGGAAGCGGGCCAACCCGTCACTGGGTGTCCGTGGCATCTGCCCGGTCGACTTCCTGCGGGAAGAGTACGAGCACAAGCTCGGCATCAAGGAGTTCGCCCGCGAGCACCTTGGCATGTGGGACGACCCGGCCATGAGCGCGATCATCGACTTGAATGCGTGGAAGAACTGCACGGTCGACATGGCGCCGGATGACGGACTCAACCGCGCAATCTGCGTGGACGTGTCACCGGACCGCCAGCGGGGCTCGATTGCGATTGCCGAATGGTGGCCCGATGGCCGCCGGCACGTCGAGGTTGTCGCCGCGGACTCGGGGACCAACTGGATTATCCCGACCGCCCAGAAACTGATCACCTCCTCCAACCCGCCCAAGGTCGCCGTCGTGCAACTTGGCGGACAGGCCGGCGTCTTTGGACCCGAGCTGGAGCAGATCGGTTACAAGGTCAAGTACTTCGGCACCACCGACGTTGCGCACGCGACGATGCAGTTCGAGGACGACATCTACGGGGCGCAGGTCACCCACATCGACGATCCGGCACTTCTGGCCGGCCTCGCGGGTGCCTCCAAATACAACATCGGCAATCCCGACTTTGTCGGGGGCTGGGGCTGGCTACGCAAGTCCACCTCCATCGACATCACCGGGATTGTGGCGTGTTCCTATGCGAACCGCGCTCTGACTCTTGAAGGAGTTGAAGAAACCCTGAACACCAAAAAGCCGGGGCGCCTACTGATCGGTGGGGTCTCCTGATGGCCAGCATTGAGATCCCGGCCGACATCAACGCCTCCAACGTCAGGCAGTACCTGAACGATGTCGTGTGGGAGCACTTCGAGAAGCAGCGACAGCGGCTGGAATACATCCACGCCTGGTCGCGCAACATCAACAAGCCCGAGTTCCTTGTCCCCGCTCACGCGAGCAAGGAGAAGCGGGCGCTGATGAACCTCGCCAAGACCCCCTGGCTCGCCCTGGTGGTCGAGGCCTTCACCCAGACGCTATTGGTCGACGGTTACCGCACCCAGGGCTCGACAGGAAACGTCGCCGGCCCGTGGGAGACCTGGAACGCCAACCGGATGCACGCACGCCAAATGTCCATCCACCGCGCCGCACTGCGGTACGGCTTCGCCTTCGGCCGCGCACTGCCCGGCGAAGAGGAGGGCGCCAAGGCGGTTCTTCGAGGCCTGTCTCCGATGCGCTGCTTCGGCCTCTACGAGGACCAGGTCGCCGACGACTACCCGGTGTACGCGCTGGAGATCTTGCCCAACGGATCGACGGTCCGCTTCTATAACGACCACGAGTACTACGACATCCCCATGTCGAAGCTCGGCATGTTCCCCGAGAACGCGCCCATTACGACGACCGAGCACAACATCGGCGTGACGCCGATCGTGCGCTACGTCAACACGATCGACCTCGACGGGATTATCAAGGGCGAGGTCGAAGACCTCATCTCCGTCGCCTCCTGCCTGGACAAGACCAAATTTGACCGCCTGCTGATTCAGCACTTCAACAGTTGGCGCGTGCGCTGGGCCACCGGCCTGGACAACACCGACTCCGACGTGAGCCAGGATAAATTCCTCCAGCAGCTCTCCCAGTCCGAAACCCTGGTCAGCACGAGCGTCGAAAGCCGCTTCGGAACCCTGGACGCGACCCCCATGGGCGACATCATCCAGGCCTACGAGCGCGACCTCAGCGACCTTGAGGACTCCGCCCAGCTCCCCCCGAACTGGAGCGGCGGCGCCTCCAACGTCGGTCCGGACGCCCTGGAGCAGATGCGAGCCAACACCCGCAACAAGATCGCAGCCCGCCAGGTCACATTCGGCGACGGCCACAACACGCTCCTGCGCCTCGGCGCCAGGATCGAGGGTGATGAGGCCGCGGCCAACGACTACCACGCCTCCGTGACGTGGATCGACGCCGACGTGCGCTCCCTCGGCCAGCTCGTCGATGCCTGGGGTAAGGCCCACGCCCTGCTGGGTGCTCCCGCCCGCGCGCTGTGGCGCAAGATCACCACGCAGGAGGAAGCCGCCGAGTGGGATGAGTACTTCGAGTCCGACGATCCAACGGACAAGGAACTCAAGTACTGGGGCGTTAACCAGCCTGTCCCCGCCGGCGAGGGTGCCAACGCGCCCCAGCCGAACCGGCAGCCCGGTAACCGGGCGGTACAGACGGCATGACCCAGCCCCAGCAGAGCCAGCCGCAACCATTGCAGGACTTGGCGCTCTGGCTGGCCTTCCAACACCAAATGGACCAAGAGGCACTGGCCGCCCAAACCGCGGCCGGCCTCGGCATCCTGTTTCCGATCCTGAAGTTCGCTGACCTCAACGGCAGCACGCCACCGTGGTTGCACGCAGCGATGCTGGAACTCGAAAAGCAGTTCACCAAGTCAGTCACTCTCGGAACTCGGTTCGTCCAGCACTCGCTGTGGGCAATTGACCCCACCGCGGGTCAAATCCCCACGCCATACATCCCGTTCCCGGCAGATTCAGTCCGGGCGTCGATGACCGTAACGGGGCCGGCCGCGATCAAACACGCGACCCGGGTACTGGCGCTCAACAACGAAGAGATGACCGCCGGCATCGAGCGGCAGACGATGGCCAACGCCAAGACGACATCCACCGGCGCCGGCGTGAAAGAGGCTACTGAGGGCGGTCGCGAGGCCGTTCGGCAGTCCACACAGCTCGCCGAGGTGGTTCCGGAATCGGAACTGTCCAGCCGGCGTGAACGCAGGGTGATCGGATACGCGCGGTTCACGGACTCCAATCCGTGCTATTTCTGCGCAATGCTCGCCTCACGGGGCGCCGTCTACAAGCAGGACTCGTTCATCGAGGTCAGTAAGCACTTTGGCAACAACATCGCCGCGGTGCACGACCACTGCAAGTGCTCGCTACGTCCAGTCTTCCGCACGGAGGACTCGATGGACGAGCGAGCCAAATACTTCAAGGCTCAGTGGGACAAACTCACTGCCAATTCGAGCGGGAAGGACGCCGTCAAGGCTTTCCGCCGTGGCTACGTCCCGCCCCCGCCCTACGAAGACGCCCCAGTCGTCGACTTGGGCAACGTGCGCGCCAACCGAGAGCGCCTTATCAATCTCGGGTTCGGGGAGGACTCCCCACAAGTTCAGTTCTATGACGACACGATCGCGAAGCTAAATGCTAGCTAGGAGGACGCCTTGACCGCAGGGAAGAACGTAACGCCCGCGGATCGCAAGGCGACCGACAGGCTTCGTTGGTACTGGAGTCATGGCGAGGGCGCAGCCCAGATCGGCTGGGGAACCCCCGGCGACTTTGCCCGCTGCGTCACCCATCTCGAAGGCAAGGTGAAAGACCCGGAAGGGTACTGCGCCGAACGCCACCACGACGCCCTGGGTATCTGGCCCGCCACCCATGCAAAGCAGGTGCGGGACGCCGAGGGCAAGAACCACAAGTAACTGGCACAAGCCAGGAAGCGTTAACTGCCACGCATAACGGCAGGTCAAAGGAAATACACCTTGTCAGAAGAAACTGGCACTACTGAGTCTGCGCCGGCGGCCGAAACCGCCACAGAGGAATCGGGCAACCACGTGGAGTCCGATGCAAGTGAGTCGTTCAAACCGATCACATCGCAGGCTGAGTTCGACGCCGCTATCAAAGGGCGGATTTCACGCGCCGAGAAGGCCGCGGAAAAGAAGGCCACGGCACGCATCGCCGAACTGGAGGGCATTGTCCACCAGTTTGAGAGCGAGAAGCTGTCCGAGGACGAAAAGCGCGACAGAAAGTTGCAAGAACTGACCGCCGCATTAGCGGAGCGGGAGAACATGATCAAGGGATTCGAGCGCGAGAAGCTCGTCGCCTCTCTGGCGGACGAGAAGGAACTCCCTCGCAAGTTCTGGGATCGTGTCCGCGGTGAATCAGAGGAAGAGATCCTCGCCGATATCGACGTTCTCTTGGAAGCGCTTCCGAAGAACGAGAAGAAGCCACCCCGGGATGGGACGATCAAGGTCACCCCGAGTGGCGATGATGGCGGTACGGAAATGTCCGCCGCAGATGTAATTCGGTCGTTTGATCCCTCTTTCACCAGTTAAATCCATCACGCACAACTAAATAGGACAAACACAACTAAACATGGCACACGTGTTTCAGAAGCCGTCGCTTCTGGCCGAAATCGGCCTGACGCAGCTTCGGCGCAAGATCGTCCTGCCGCAGTTGATCTGGACCAACCCGATCGCTAACTTCGGTGGGTCGTCAAACGACACCATCAACGTTCGCATCCCGGCCATTCTGGCGTCGCGCGAGCGTACCTTCCGTGGTACCGGCGCCGCCCGAAACGTCACCGCGGACGACCTGATCGAGTACGTCCTGCCGGTGACGCTGGACAACGTCGTTTACTCCGCGGTCAACCTGACCGACGAGCAGTTGACGTTGGACATCGCGTCCTTCACCCAGCAGGTGCTCGTTCCGCAGGCTGACGCCGTTGCTTACGGTCTGGAGGACTACACCGTCCAGAACCTGTTCAACGCGGCCCCCTACGAGGAAACCTTCTACACCGACGCGGATGACACCTTCCCGTCGATCGTGGACGCCCGGCAGTACCTGAACGACGAGAACATTCCGGACGCCAACCGCACCCTGGTTGTCGGCTCGACGTTCGAGAGCGTTCTGCTGAAGGACAAGCAGCTCCGTCACTTCGAGTACAGCGGTGACGCCAGCAACGAGGCCCTGCGTCGCGCGACCGTCATGGACATCGCCGGCTTGCAGGTCATCCGCTCCAACGCGCTGGCCACCGACGAGGCGGTTCTGTTCCACAAGACCGCGTTCGTTCTGTCCAACGTTGCCCCCGTCAAGCCCGCTTCGGTGGTCGCTGGCGCGAGCATGTCGAGCCTGGGCTTCGCCCTGCGCTGGATCTCGGACTACGACTACGTCAACCTGACCGACCGGTCCCTGATCGACACCTACGTGGGTCACAAGATCGTCACCGAACCGGCCATGGGTGACCGCTTCATCCGTGCGACCAAGCTGAAGCTGGGCGTCACGGGCATCACCGCCCTGCCGTCCGCCGCTACGGTGACCGCTTCTGCCGGTGTCAACCACACCAAGCAGATCACGGTCAAGGACAGTAACGGTGTGAACCGCACCTCGTCTTGCACCTACTCCAGCTCGGACGCCACCAAGGCGACCGTTGGTGCGAGCACCGGCCTGGTCACGGGCGTCGCCTCTGGTTCGACGACCATCACGGCGACCTACGTGGACCCGCAGACGGGTGCCAACCTCACCGACACGGTAGCGATCACGGTCAGCTAGTCATGACAACCCTGGCGACCATTACGGATCTCCAGGCGTTCATGAAACGGACCTTCGCTGGTGATGACCTTACCCAGGCGCAATCCGCTCTGGTGAATGTCTCTGCGTTGGCAAGGGCGGTGGCCGGCCGGGTATGGCCGGCCGCCCCCGCCGACGTTCCCCAGGATGTCCAAGCCGTGGTCATGTTGGCCACCAAGCGGCTTCTGGAACGTCTGGATCAGGAAGAAAACGTCCAAAGCGAGAACATGGGTCCCTTCGGGGTCACCTATGTCGACAATCCGGATGACCTGTTCACCAAGGGTGAGCAGCAGATCCTGCGGCGGTTCAGGACCAAGAGCGGCCTGTTCACCATCGGCTCGACGCGGGGGGAGCAATCCTTCTACGACGACTGGTGGTACACGGACAATCCGTACCTGCCCGAGTGGGTGGACCAGTTCCACCCGATTCCGCCGCTGCCCGAACGCGGACAGTTCTACTACGGGTGGTGACGAGTTGAGGGCTAAGAAGACCGAAACTCTCACCGTCCAGCGTGGCAAGACCGACACCATGTCCAACCGGGTGAACACCACTCACACAGTTGAGGGGTTCTTCGGTTGGGGATATGGCGCACGGGGCACTGGTCGATACCGGTTCGATTTGGACCACAAGGAATCGGCCACAGTCACTGCGCAGCTCTGGGTTAAACGGGGCAGCGACGTGAAGCCGCGTGACCGCATTCTGCGGTCCAACGGTCAGGAATACGCCGTCGTGGGCCACTCCATGTGGGACCAGGACAGTCCGATTACCGGACGCGACTTCGGCTACACGCTTTTCCAGGTGGTTTCCACGAATGGTTAACATCGATGCGCCGCGGCCCAATCCGGCGCTCGATGCCATTCTCACCGGAAAGACCGGAAACCTCCGGAACCTTCTGAACGCTCATGCCGCAAGGGGTGCAAACCTCTACAAGGCCAAGGTGCGAAAGAAGACCGGACGGCTCGCCGCGTCGGCACAGTCCTTCGTCGAACTCCGCAGAGTGATCAAGGGCCAGCCACGCCTTGTCGGCGTGATCCTGGTGGGTGGGCTCCTGCCTGTCAGCACCTGGAATAGCCCCCGTAACCCGAACCCCGGCAAGGAGTTCTACTACGGGGTCTTCCACGAGTTTGGCACGCACAGTGTCACGCCGGCCCAGGAGCTGTCACCGGCACAATCGCGGCGCCTGGACAGCCTCATCCGGCTTTCACAGGACCGGGCGGCATCCCCATCGGAGAGGGCGCTAGCGCGCAAACACGCCAACGCATTGCTCTCGCGACAACGGGGCAGCCGCACGCGCGTACACCCCGGGGCAAGGGATCTGCAAACCGTAGTTAGGGAGATGTCTGCATGATCATTCCCGACTGGTTCAAGGACAACTTCGTCGATATCGAACAACTCATGATCGATCTCTTCGGCAAAGTCTTTCCGGGAACCAAGATGGGCATTTGGGAAGACGACGACTGGCTAGACCAGTCAGACCCGGAACCGCTGTTGACGTTCATCCGCCTACCCGGCGGCCACGTCGACTACGAGAAGAACTATGACGAGTGCCTTATCCAGGCCACCGTCATCACGACGGACCGCACATTGTCCAACAAGGCGATGTCGGTGATTCGTGCGGTACTTCTTCCCATTGAGGGCCTCAAGTTCAAGATGAACGACGGATACACCGCCCAGATACATTGCGCGGAAGAGGTATCCGGACCCGAATTGCTCACCCATGAGCAGCAGATAGATACGCGGGTCGTGCCAGCCACATTCCGAATCCGTGTCGGTCTTCGCAACAGGACGCGATACGACCAAATCATCAGCGGTCTATAAGGTCCGCGCTACCACAATTCAATAAGGACAACTTCACAAGACATGACTTCTCGTGATTTCGTAACGATCAAGGACGTTTTTGCGGACCTGACGATCGCTGCAATCAACTGCGCGGTGCTTCTGGCGCCGTACTCTGTTGACCCGGTTCTGACCCTGGAGTCGGCAACTGACGGTGGGCTGGACGTTCCGGCCGAATACGTGTCGGTTGGCCACTTCGAGAAGAAGGCCGGCGTCACGCTCACCAACAAGATCGACTCGACCGACATCGAGGCGTACGGCGAGCCCGAGCCCATCCGCACCATCATCTCGAAGCGTACGACTTCGTTCGACTTCGCGATGTACCAGAACCAGCGCAACGTGCTGGAACTGTTCTGGGCCGCGGACTTCTCTGGCGTCGTTCCGTCCGACTTCGGTGGTGTGGTTCTGGAAGCGCCTCCGGTGCCGAAGAACGTCTACTACCGGGCGATCATCCTGGGCCTCGACGACCGTAACGACCGGGAGATCTGGCCGTACTGGTTGCTGCCCAAGGTGAAGCTGAGCGACATCGACAACCAGCAGCTCAACGACGACGGCGTGATCGAGTACCACCCGACGCTGAAGGCGTTCAAGGACGGCACCACGGGCTACTCGGTTGCACAGGGCTTCGCCGGCCCCGGCTGGCGCGACCTGGTCCACAAGACCGGCTTCGTTGCTCCGGTTACGGCCATCTCGGCGACTCCGTCGACCGCGACCCTGACCGCTGCCACCGGTGCGAGCCACACCCAGCAACTGCTGGTCGAGGGCGACAACGGGGTCAACTACACCCCGGACTGCACCTTCACGTCCGCGGACCCGACGAAGGCGACGGTTTCGGCCGGCGGCCTGATCACCGGTGTTGCTGCCGGTTCGGCTGTCATCACGGCGCACTACACGCCGCTTGGTGGCACCGAGCTGACCGACACCGTTACAGCCACGGTCAGCTAACAACAACTGAGGAATGGAGGAGGGGGCTTCGGCCCCCTCTCCACCTACCTATTGGGAGAAAACGATTACCACCCGGAAATCACAATCGGCAGATAAGGCCGAGTTCGAGGACTTGTTCTCAGAACTCATTGCAACCGTGAGGGTGCCCGAGCCGCTGCGTGTGACCGCGGATATCGTCTTGGACTGCCCCACCAAGAAGCAGGTTAGCGAACTCCAGCGGACCGGCATCACCGAAGAGGAAGCCCAGCGCGTGATCTTCGGCGAGCACTACGACGCCGCGATGGAACTGTTCGACAACACATCGCTGTTCGTCTGGAACAAGTTCATGGAGCGCTACAACGCACACTTCTTTGGCGACCCCGACTCGGGAAAATAGCCTACGTCCGGAGCCTGGTTAACAGGTTCTGGGACGCAATCGAGTGGGACCTCGCCGACAAGGGGATCAACGCACTCGACTACTTCCTCGACATTCCCGGCCGCAACTGGGATCAACTCATCCGGTTCTATCAGACCTTCCTCAAGGTCAAGGGATCTTACATCTGGGCCTCCTACATGGAGGACCCCGAAGCGATCAAGCTGATGCTCAAGATCCCCGAATCTGAGTGGGCCAAGCCCGGACCACCGCCCCTGTTCGGTTGGAGCGACCTCATTGACAGGCTCACCGACTTGGGCGACCAGTTGATCGCCAGCCGTGCCCACGATGCCAAGAAGGTCCGGTTCTACCCGCGGCCGAAGATTCCCGCCGTTGTGATGCGCAAGCAGCAATCCGAATCGAAACGGGATGACGCGATCGAAGCATCACGGCGTAGGAATGCTGAACGTCGAGGACTTTAGTGCCGAAATAGATTGGCACACAACATAATTGAATAGCGAGGTGTAGTGTCCGAATACATTGCCGCACAGGCAGGCGTATTGCTCGTTCCGAGCACGGACGGCTTCATCAAGACGCTCAAGGCCAAGCTAGAGCCCGAGCTGGAGAAGTACCGCCCCGAGGTCACCGTCAAGCCGGTCCTCGACAAGAAGGCACTCGCTGGCGTTGCCGCCGAGATTGAAGGCCTCAAGGCCCTTGACAAGGACAAGGCCAAGGTCCAGCTCGGCGTCACGCTGGATAAGTCCTCGCTCGCCAAGAGCACTGCCGAGATCGAGGCCCTCCAAAGGGCTATCGGCGCGAACGAGGTAAAGATTCGCGTCAAGACCGACGAGGTCGACAATGCTCGCAAGAAGCTCAACAACATTGACAAAGAGCTGAGTGGCCTTTCGTCACAGGCGACCCAGGGTATTTTGATCCGCATCGCCCTCGTGGGCCTGCCGGCCGCTCTGGCTGGCATCCTGTCGCTGAATACCTCGATCGTTCAGCTCTCCCAATCGGCACTCCTGATCCCCGGTGCTATTGGGGGCGCCCTGTCCGTCCTGGGTACCTTCGCCACCGGCATCTCCGGTGTCAAGGCGGCCCTTCAGGCGGCCACCAAGGAGCAGGACAACGCCGTCACCGCGGCGCAGAAGTACGCCAACGGGCTCCGCACGGTCGACGAGGCCCAGCGCGGCGTCAACCGGGCCTACAAGGAAGCCAAGCGCAACCTTGAAGACCTGTACGCGCAGATGCGCGACGCCCCCCTCGATGAAGCCGAGGCCGCCCTCAACCTCGACAAGGCCCGCCTCGAAGAGGCCAAGAAGTGGGGCAAGACCGGCCTGGAGCAGCAGGAGGACACCCTCAACCGCATGAGGGCGGAGAACGCTCTCAATGACGCTCGCCGCAAGGGCTCCCGCATCGCCCAGGACTACGCCGAGGCCCAGGCCAAGGGTATCCAGGGCTCGGATCAGGTTGTCTCTGCCACCGACCGCTTGCAGAAGGCGATCGAGCAGCTCAACAACACGATGGGTCAGGACACGTTCTCCAAGGCGATGTCCAAGCTGGCGCCCGAGGCGCAGGGGTTCGTCAACCAGATCCAGGCCATGCGGCAGCAGTGGGACGCCTTCAAGCAGGGGGTACAGACCCACCTGTTCGCGGGCCTCGGCGACGAGGTCAAGAGGCTCGCCACCCTCCTGCCGACCGTCCAGGGCGGATTCAACCGCATCGCGGACGCGCTGAACGGGAATGTCAAATCCGCGATTGCCTCGCTCACCAGCAAGGGCAGTAAGTCCCTGCTGGATCAGATCTTCGGGAACTCGGCCCAGGCCCAGCAGCTTGTCTCGGGGGCGATCAACCCCCTGATTCAAGGGTTCCTTCAACTGGCCGCGACCGGCTCGAACTCCCTGCCCAAGCTGGCTAAGGGGTTCGTGGACCTGGCCACCCGGTTTGACAACTTCATTGCGAAGGCGGACTCGGACGGCCGACTCCAAAAATGGATCGATGACGGTATCAAGGCCGCGAGTGACCTCGGCTCGACGTTCGTCAACGTCGGCAAGATCCTCAAGGACCTCTCGGATATCTTCACCGCCGCCGGCGGCAAGGGTCTGCTGGAGCTACTGAAGTCCGGTACGGACCACATCCACCAGTTCCTCACGTCGGCCGATGGAAGTGCTGGCGTCAAGTCGTTCTTCCAGGACGTGCTTCAGCACGTTCGCCAGTGGGAGCCGATCCTCAAGAACATTCCCGGTCTGTTCGCCAACGTCGTTCGGGCCGGCGGTGAGATCGGCACTGCCGTTCTTCCGATCCTGCACGCGATCAGCACGCTTCTGTCTTCGCAGAATCCCCTCATTCAGGCGATCGTCACTGGGTTCCTTGGCTGGTGGGCCTTCCATCCGGTCATCCTGGCGACTCAGAACGTCCTCGCCACACTGGGCGCGAAGGTAAGCGCCGTCAAGACTGAGTTCGGCGAGAAGGGCCTCAAGGGGGCCATGGGCTCGTTGGCCGGCTTCATCAGGAGTGCGGGCTGGACGCTGGCTATTGCCGGCGCGCTGGAGGGTCTCGACAAACTGGGGGAGGCGCACCGTAAGGCGCGCGACGCCGCGGCCGAGCAGCAGCAGAAGCTGGAATCCCTCGCGCAGACCATCGACAAGGTCACCGGCAACGCCACTCCGCAAACAATCGCGGACACGGCGAAGGACTTTCAGGCCTACAAACTGCCAAGCGGCAAGAAGGTTGACATCAACTCGGACGCTCGCGGACTGGGCCTCAACCCGTCCGACGTGGTATCCGCTGCCGCCGACCCGACGCAGCAGGGCAAGAAGGACCAGATCCTCGACCAGCTCGACGCGCAGGTCCAGGCCAAGATCGAGGCATCCGACGCCTACAAGCGCAGCAAACCCTTCTGGGACGCTGCGGGTATCGACTCGCGCACGCTGGCCAAGGCCGCCAACGCCGATCCGGCATCGGTCGCCAAGGTTCAGCAGGCTATGAAGACTCCGGTGGACAACCTGCCATTTGGCGGGGGTGTCGCCAACGAGCTTCTGCGCGGCCTGTTCCACATCACCGGCGGTGGCAATATCTCCGCCGATCAGGCCAAGAGCGACAAGCTGGGTGGCCTGGAGGTGCCCGACCTAACCGACTTCGCCAATATTGGCGGTGCGTCGAGCAGTGTGGCAATCGCCACGCGCGACACCTCCAAGCGGTTGGGGGACGAGGCCCGGGCCAACGCCGGGTCCTCCGACATCGCCTCCGGTGCGCCGAAGGGCTGGCAGCTCAATCCGAACAACCCGTTCGCGCAGTACGGCCCCGACCCGCACCCGCGCCGCGACTCTTCGGGTAGCGGTTACATCACCCTGAACAGTCCGCCCAATCCCATCCCGGACTCCTGGAGGGCGAACGGCTGGGACGTTCAGACGGACTCAGGCGGCCGTGTCACGGTCACTATCCCGAAGGATGCCGCCGACCAGTACCTCTCGAAGGTGCCCGGCTTCGCCCATGGTGGGCAGATCTGGGGCTGGGGCGGCTCGACCGATGACATGAACCTGGCCCGGGTGTCGAATGGGGAGTTCATCTCCAACGCCGCCTCGGTGCGCAAGTACGGGCCTGACTTCTACCACGCGCTCAACAGCGGAACGATCGACCCGAGCATGTTGCCGGGCTTCGACGAAGGTGGTCAGGTCCACTTCCCGCTGGCTCCGCCGACGCAGCCGAACCCGAACCTGCCTGGATACAACGGGCCGACGATCCCCGGGGTTACTGGACCTCGGGACTCCACGATCCCGGGCAACCCGTTCATCCCCGGAACGCCGACGTACCCGACCGGACCGAACCCCAACGTCGGGGCGCCGCAGTCGACCAACAGCATCGGACCGTTCCCGGTTCCGCCAGGGGTCACACCGGTGCAGCCCGGCACGGGTCTCACGCCTTCCCCGAAGGCTCCGCAGATCCAGGGTGTCGGACCGCTGCCCGACCACGCCAACACGGGTGGGCCTTTCCAGCCCGGCCCTGGCGGGCCTGCGGCCGGTCCCGGCGTCACGCAGCCGCTGTCACCGCAGCCGGGCTCTAGCCCGAACAAGCCGCCGGTTCCGGTTACCCGGCCGCCGGCGCTGTCCAACAACGCGCATGTTCCGTCGCCAGGTGCCCCGCCCCCGGTTCCTCCGGGAGCGTCGGTACCCCGGCCCCCAGCGCCCGGCGTCCCGGGTCTGCTTGGCGGACTCGGCCAGGTCTTCAACCCGGCCAACATCCTCGCCAACCTGGGTCAGATCATCCTGGGCGCCATTTTCGGATTCTTCGGGCTCAACCCGCAGCCGATCCTCGGCTTCATCCAGCAGGCCTTCGGTGGCTCTGGCGGGATTCTGAACCAGTTCCTCGGCCAGGCCGACCCGAACGTGGCCAACATCCTGGGCAACCAGCCGGCGCGAAACGACGTGTTCAACCCGGACCTGGTCAACAACCTGCCGGGTGCTAATGGTCCCGGTGCCGCGCCCAGTTCCTTCACGGGCAGCGCTGCCGCGGCGATTCAGTACGCCCAGGAGCATGCCAAGGGGCAGCCATACGACTATGGCGGCTTCGGGCAGCCCGGCCGCGGATTCGACTGCTCAGGCATCGCCTCGGGCATCTACGCCGCAGCCACCGGCAAGTCACTCGACGCTCGCTACTTCACCACGGAGAGCGACTTCGCAGCGCTCGGCTTCCAGCCTGGCTATCAGGACGGTGCGCTCAACATCGGCGTGTACCGCGGCGGTGGGGGTCCGAACTCTCACATGGCCGTCACACTGCCGAACGGCGTGCATGTCGAATCGGGCGGTGCCAGTAACACCACCCAGTACGGCGGCACAGCGAAGGGCGCGCAGGACTTCCCCCTGCAATGGCACCTTCCTCTCGCGTCCCCCGGTGGGGTCACGCCGACTCCGCCGATACCGTCCGCGCCACCGCCGGCGCCCGGCGCCCCTTTGGGGCCGCCGACGCAGTTCGACAACAACACCTACGGCCCCGGTCACCCGTACAAGGGGCCGGCGCCCACCGCGGCCCCCTCGGGCTGGCACGCCAACTGGGATCAAATCGCCCAGGGCGAATCGGGTGGAAACTGGTCGATCAACACCGGCAACGGCTTCTACGGCGGCTTGCAGTTCAAGCAGTCGACATGGGAGCAGTTCGGTGGCACGCAGTTCGCACCGCGAGCGGATCTGGCGTCCAAGGATCAGCAGATCGCCATCGCCGAGAAGGTGCTGGCCGGTCAAGGCCCTGGAGCGTGGCCGCACACCTTCGTCAAGGCTGCCACCGGCGGACTCCTGTCCGGTCCAGGTACGGGCACGTCCGACTCGATCATCGCCCGCGTCTCTGATGGCGAGTTCATCAGCAAGGCCGCGTCGGTGAAGAAGTACGGACCGGACTTCTATCACGCCCTCAACAAGGGTGTGATCGATCCGTCGATGCTTCCCGGCTTCGCAGAGGGCGGACAGCCCGACGATCCCGAGGCACGGCGACGCCGGCTCCAGGACGCTCTGGGCGCACAAGCGATTCAGAGCAACGGTCCGATGGACCAGAACGCCAACCTGAAGAACGACCTTCCGGACCCCACGCTTACTCAGGCGCAGCAGTTGCAGCGTCCGAGCGCGGGGGATGCCCAGGCTCAGCAGATCCAGGCACCCGGTCCGCTCAAGGCGTCCTCGCCAGGCGTGGGGAGTATCAACGACAACTTCGGCGGTCTCACCCCGCCGCAGCCGCCACCTGCTCCCACGGCCGGTCCTCCGGTCACGGTCACTTCCCCGACGCCGGGGGCTGCGCCCCCAACCGGAGCGCAGTCGACACCTGACCCGCGGTCAATCCCGGCGAAGGGTCCGTCGAACGCCGAGCAGAACCACAACGCCCCCTGGCTTGATCAAGCCATCAAGGAGGGCTGGGCTCACGCCGGCGAACTGGCTGCCACCGCGGCCGGCACCGGCTTGGGCATGGTCCCTGGCGGTGGCGCTGCTTCCGGTGCGGCCAGTATGGCGATCTCGTCTGGTTTCCAGATCATCGGCAAGGACGTGGCCGCGGCGATGAACGTCCTCTCCAGTCTTGGGGTGGGCAACATCACCCCGGGCACGACCGCCGGCGCGTACGGCTCCCCGCTGCTCCCGCAGCAGCAGGACCCGTCACTGGCGGGACCGCGAGTGGTCAACAACTACGGCGACATTCACACCGCCTCCTACGAGCAGTTCTACCAAGGACAGCAGCGCAGGGAAGCGCAGCAGATGGCGCCGTACATGTCGACGCTGCCGAATTAAGTAGGAAATCTCAGGCACAGACCTCGATTCGGTGCAATTCCGCACCGTTTCGGGGGCTGTGCGCGGCATTTCAGGCATAACTCAATACAGGACAACTGAACATTGACGGATTACGTCAAAATCGAGCTTACCGGCCGTGACGGGTCCTATTGGTGCCTGGCCGGCCCGGGCGCAGGCCAACAGGGCATCACCATTTCGCCCAACATCCAAAACTTCATCGACGCCCCGGTTAAGACCCTCTGGGTTCCCGGACCTTTCGGCCAGCAGTACGCCGGCAAGCGCGTACAGCGCCGCGAGATGGTTTTCGCCGTCCAGATCTACGACGACGACCCGGACACGTGGGCGACGATCGACTCCCAGTGGCGATGGGCATGGGACTACGACGAGGAAGCAACCCTCTCTGTCACCACCTCCGATGGCACACGATCGATCGGCCTTCGCCTCCTAGAGGCACCCAAGCCTTACTACGACAAGGACCCGCACATCACCGCGGACAACCCGGTGGTGATGACTACCGCCGCGGAGTTCCCGTACTGGGTCGAGAAGCCAGACCAGTTCGACCTCACCACGGTCAACACTGATTTCACCTGGAAGCCTTTCGTCCAGAACAACGGTGACATTCCCGTTTGGCTGAGGTGGACGCTCACCGACCAGGCCTTGTGGAAGCTGCCCGACTTCTCGTGGGGCAACGACATGTACTCCCGCGGGCAGACCGACCTGGGCCGTACCGTTTACCTCCCCGAATTGGTGGAGGGCGAGAACGTCGTCGTCGACTCCGACCCGCGAGTCCAGACGATCGTCGCGGCCAATGACAACCCGGTCCAGCACCGGTGGAAGGGTCAAGACCTTCTTTACCCGCTGATGCCCGGCAAGTCGGGCAACATTCCGGTGACCGTCTCCAATGCGCCATTCGGCGCCGCGGCACGCCTTACCGTTCCGAAGTGGTTTAGCCGGCCTTGGTCGCGTCCGCACGTGGTGCGAGTGCCGTCATGATGAAGCTCGACGACATCGAGCGCATCTGCGGCGAGACCCGCGCTCGATACGAATCGCTGCGCAAATCCTTCCCACTGATCCGAATGTGGATCAACGACGGCCGCGGGGACGACCACAACATCCCCGCCGGCGCGGTCTGCATTGGCCGGATTGACTACACCGACACCATCAAGGGCTCATTCCCCTTCAAGAACAACACCCCCACCGAGGGCGTATTGCAGATTCGCGATGACCACTACATTGCGATGTTCTTGAAGGCGCTACCCAATGACGACGCCTGGAAGAAGAACGTCCTTATCACGGTCGACTTCTACGGCGGCAAGAAACGTTGGTCGGGACTTCTCGACAAGTGGAACATCCGCAATCGCGATGGGGTCCGCTACTTCGAGATGACGTTCCACGACGATCTCACCTTCCTGCAATACCTGCTCTGCCCGCCGAACCCATTGCTGCCCATTCCAATCTTCCAGTTCCCCAGGGTATTTCTCCTGGCCGGCCCGGCGAAATGGTGTATCTCCACTCTTATTCTCCTCAACCTAATCAGGAAAGAGGGGAACCTTTGGCAGGTACCAGATGACCCATTCGACTTGAGTCAATGGTTCCAGATTTTCGACTGGTCGAATTGGCAGTGTCTGATCCGATCGCCGTCCTTCTTCGAGGACGGTTCGCTGTGGACGTTCATGGCATCGCGCATGAACCCGGTCGACTCGGTTATGGCCGACGCTCTGGACGACGCGCAGTTGTCCATCACCTACCGCCGCATCCTCACGTGTGACGGCGAAATCGGTGAAGTGCCCGGCGTCCCCAATGTGCAGAACGGTTGCCTCGTCTTCGAGGTAGTCGACATGTCCAACGCCTACGGCGAAGAGGGCACAGCACAGGCCGGCAACGTCTTCGAGGGCTTCTTCCGAAGCATCGTCATCTACCTTCAGGGCTTCGTCGAGGACACGCTCAACACCACGCTCGATAGCGAGGCATTCCAGCCTGACGAGTACTACTCGAACGGCTGGCTGGGCACCGTCCCCGCGCACCCCTGGCTCGTCATACGAGATAACGAGTGGACTCCGATCGAGTCCGCCGACATGTCGTGGGGGCCAAGCAAGAACGTCTCGGTCATCGTGGGCGGTGATAACCCCTTCGTGGATGCGATTGCCCGATTGACCATAGAAGTGATCGGCAACCTGCTCGGTTACATCTTCCTGCTGGGATTCTCCTCGGCCGGTGAGATCGCGGCCGATGCCATCATGCCATTCCTGGTCGGAACCATCTTGGCCTGGCTGGAATGGAAGAACACTGGCCGCGCGCAACAGCTCGGGTGGATTCACTACCTGGAGCTGTACCAGCAGGGCGCCGAAAACAACGCCTGGTCCTTCTCCGCACTCGCCGCATTGCGCGGTGGGTTCCTGGTCGGCAAATCAGAGACCGATCACCTCATGGCCTTGCACGACTTTTGGGCGATCCCCGGCGTGCACTTCGATGTCGGCAACCGTATTGGATCTACGGTCGACTCACCAGGCATTGAGCAGATCATCTTTGTCAACCAGGTCGAGGAAATGACCGCGGCTTGGGACAACTCGGGCGACATCGTCCCGTATAGCTGGGAGATCCGCGCCGGCAAGTCACACCGCAACCTTTCAATGGGCGAGCGACTGGCACGCCTGGCGAAGAAGTTCAAAGAGGCGATGAGCAACCTTGGCGTGAGCCTCATCGCAGGTTAGTCATGAACACCGGCCCCGCTGTTGGCTTCGGCCATCAAGGGTCGGTTTTCTTTTCACAAGGGGAAATCATTCTTACTCAAGACCAATGCGACATGGAGAATCCGGAGCAGTTCGCGGCATGGGCTTTCGCCGCGGGGGTTCCTGACCCGAGGGGCAAGACCCTCCCGGGGAAGTTCCCGAACCAGCCGATGATCAACCCGAATTGTTTCGCCGCGTTCTCGCAGATGCTTTGGGATCTGGGATTCCGGCATCACGAGGAATTGCAGACCAAGTGGGTTAAACCGGGGACCGGTCCCTATAGCAACTTCCAGACCTGGGACTTGGTCGACGCCAAACCGGTCATGGAGCAAATCCTCGTTGAGGAGTTCCCCGAGATCGCCAAGAAGCTCACCCAGGTCACTCCGGAAAACCACCGCCAGGCGGTGAAGGAACAAACCGAGGCCCTGCAAGAGGCATTTGCCCGCCTCCAGGAGGCGCAAGAGCAGGCCAAGAACCACAGCCGCCACATGGAGGTGTTTCCGACCGAATGACTATGCCAAGCGGGGAAGCGGGGCTCGATCCCAACTTCGCCAAGGACGGCAGCACAAATACCGGCATCTCAAACCTGCCCGACAAGACGCAGGAAAATGTCACCAGCAGCTATGGCACGCAGGTATCTAACGACCCCGGTGTGACCAGTGCCGCCGGCCTTTTCGGCGGTCTCGTCAGCCTTGTCAACGCGGTCACCCAGGGCCTGGCCGACCTCATCAACGCCCTCTTCGCCGGATTTACCGGCGTGATTGGCGCTATCGCGAACGGCATCGTCGAGGTAATTGGTGCGATTGCCGACTTCATCGCTGGCATCTTCCACGGCTTCGGCCAGATCCAAGACGGCCTCTACAACTCCATCTCCGGTCAGAGCGCCGTTGGGGTGAACTGGTCCGACACGGCCCGCCAGGTCACCGACCTGAAGAACACGGTTGTCGACCTGCAATCCTCGATCGAGTCGATGCGATTCGAGCAACTCCCCCCCGGGGGGGCTAACCACGCCGACGAGTTCCTCACAAACACTGCCGCTGGATGGGGGGCTGGTTGGACGACGGCCGGCGACGGTACCTCATACATAAGTAACGGCCTGGTCGTTTGGCAGGACTCGGGAAGTGTGGCCCGCACTTACGGCGGATATAGGGCTGACGAGACGAAGTCTGATCTTCAGATCGTCTCGATGATTCTGAATACGACGATCGAGTACACCAGTTTCACTCCCGCCACTGTCGCTGGCAACCAGTTGCGCGGCCGGGTGGGTGACAACGGCAGCTCTTACATCTACGCGCGCCTCTATACCTACCAGGTCGAGATCGGTTGTGTCGTCAATGGCACCAAGCATGTCTGGGACACTTTCCCCCTGCCGGGTAATCCGCCGGTCGGATCACTGCTAGAGCTGCAATGCGGCACCGAGACAGACGCCAACGCGATTGAGGTGTTCCTTAACCGCGTGCCGATCGCCGGCTACACGGATACTGCCGCACAGGCCAAGAAGGGGGCCGGCTACCGCAAGGGCGGTATGGACATGTTCTCCGACGCCGGTCCATTCAGTAGCGAGGCAACGCCAGCCTTCATCGACCGCTGGGCTATGCGTGACCTTGCGCCCCCGGGTGTTGTGGGTAGTGGCATGGAGGTTAAGCGCCTCGGCGCCGGAACCGTAACGGCACTGGTGGGTAACCATCCGGTGCCTGGCGACTACTTCGACACGGTTGTCTATTGCACGGATGACCTGACCTGGGATACCCACACGTCGAAGATCACCGTCAGCAAAGACGGCATGTATATGTTGAAGTTCAGCCTGTTCCTCGGCACACCGCCGCCGTCTAACACTGCCCTGTATTCCTCGGTCTACGTCGACAACGGGACGGAACTACTAGGCGGACTGTATGTGATCGAGGGCTCTCCCGCGTTCGGCTCCCCGACAAATGTGGCCAACGTCGTCGGTGACTTCGCCCTCGCCCTCAAGGCCGGCGACGTGGTGCAGCCAAGTATCGCGATTGCGAGCAGCAACAACGTGAACCTGACCGGCGATCCGCTCGGCCAAGTGGCCTGGATGACATTTACGAAAGTTGGTTAGAAGTAGTGGGCCGATGGATTTCCCCCCGATACTTCCCTTCGGGGGAGTGGGAATGGGTTCGCCCTAACGCGGTTGGTGCGATTGTTCCGCAGTTATCGGCAAGTGCAACCCTGCTCGGGCCGGTATTGAACAATGATGCGGTTCAACCTTTGGTGACCGGAGCATCGGCCGCTATGCCGGCACCGACCGTGACGACCCGCACCCTGCTTAATGCACAGCAACTTGCGGCAAACCTGGCCATTCCAACGCCGAGGCTGATCACCAAAGAGCCGGCCACTGTTCCGGGCTCCTCGGCGGGAATGAAGGCCCCGACCATCATCGCGGGCCGGTTCATTCAGCCGTTCGGCAGCACGCTCGCGCTGATCGGGGGCGTACCAGTCGTCACCAATACGGCCTACATCAATGTGGCGCCTTCGGGTGCGACTCTGCATCTAACCGGCGGTACACCGGTTGTCACCCTGACGACGGTTAACCCACCCGTCTTCGATGCGGTTACCAATTTTACATCTACCACCGCCAACCATACTGGCACCGCCGGCGCTGACGCTTTCGTATTTATCATCACTGACGAGTCGATCACGGTCGGGGCCCCCACCTATGGCGGTACGGCCATGACCCAGATCGCTACCGGCCAACTGGCCGGCGGTCAGACTGGCTGGGGTGTGGGTCAAATTCGGGCCTATCGTCTCAGCGGTATCCCGGGCGGCGCCCAGACCGTAAACCTAAGTTTAAGTGGTGGATTTGCGGCCAACATCAGTGCCGTGGTGATCACCTATAAGGGCGTGACGGCAGTTTCCACGCCGACCGTCATCACCGGATCTGGTTCAACTGTCTCGCAGTCCCTATCCACAACACAGGCCGGCCAACTTCTCCTAGATGCCCTACTCGGAACGGCCACGGGCTCTGGTGGTGCGTTCACTTCGGTTTCGGGCGGAACGGGACGTTCCAACATCAACACCGCCAATACCGCGCTAGCGGTTAGGGAGTCGAGCGCATCGACCACCTTCTCGGCTAGCGGTGCAGGCATTCAATGGTACGGCGGTATAGGCATGGTCCTTAGTGGTTCATAAGCAAAGGCATAACTAAATATGGCAGCAGGCGCTTGGACGCCCACAAATAGCACGCGAACGAAAATCCTGAATGGAACGTTCGACTGGCAAAACGGCTCATGGAAAGTCGCCCTGTTCACTTCTGCGAGCAACCTGGGCGTGTCTAGCACGACCTACGCCGGCGTCACCAACGAGGTCGCGAACGCCAACGGCTACACCACCGGTGGGCAGGCGGTGGCATTCACGATGTCTGGCACCACCAGTGTGACAGCATCCTTCACCACCAACCCCTCGTGGGTTGCCAGCGGTGGCAGCATTGTGGCCCGATACGCCGCGATCTACAAGGTGGGCGGCGATATCGCGTTCTTCTGTCTCCTGGATTCCACGCCCGCCGATGTAACGGCATTGTCGGGCAACATCCTCCAGATCGACAGCGACGGCTCGCCCAGCCCAGTCTTCACGCTCGCCTAGAGCATTCAACAACTTAATACAGGAAGTCATCCGTGGCTGTAACAGCTAAATTCTATTCGTCGTTCTTCCTGAGCGTGCTCAACAAGGAAGTCGACCTCGACGCCGACACGATCAAGGTCATGTTGTGCACCTCGGCCTACTCGCCTAACCAGGACACGCACCGCTACAAGTCGGATGTCACCAATGAGATCACCGGTACCGGATATACCGCCGGTGGCGTGAGCATGACATCGATTCAGATCACATACAACGCGACGACCAACACCATCACCATTGACGGTGACGACGCGCAGTGGACGAGTGCGACATTCACCGCCCGGTATGCGGTCATCTATGACACCACCCCTTCCGGCGATTCCGCGCGCCCGCTGATCGGCTACGTCGATTTCGGTGCTGACATCGCCGTCTCGGCCGGCACGTTCACCGTCTCCTGGGATGCGGCCGGCTTCGGCACTGTCGTCGTCGCCTAAGAGGAGGCCATCTTGATCGGGATCAACCCGAAGATGGACACCCTTGTTCTGACAAAGGGCATGGGTTTCCAGGCAACATTTCACGACGACACCGATTGGCCGGCCGGCGCCCAAGCGAAGCTCACCTTCTATGACTCGGTCGGGTTGGTCATCGCCACACTCACCGCCGTTCCGGACGGCAAGGATTTCGTCTTCAATGAGCCAGCGGCGAACGTTGATGATATCCCGCATGGCGCGGCATTCGAGTTCACCGTCAAGTTCGCCGGCTACGACCCGATAGCGCTGTCCTATGGGACCGCGATCCGCAAGGAGCCGCGATTCCCGGATGCGCCGCCCACGGATATCTCCGACACGGCACTGCTATTCCAGGACGACTTCCAACGCACGGATGTCGGACCGCGCTGGATTCGGATCAATGGCACACTCAAGCTCCTGCCGAACGCCGGCGATTTGAATAACAAGTCCCTGGTGGCGCTACCAAACCCGGCAGCGACATTGTTCTACGCACCGCTCAATGGTGACGACGTAACAATCAGTTGCAAGGTCTTCGGTTCGTCCGGAACGCCTAACGCGGCCGAGCAGAACGGCATCGTTTTGTGCTCCGACTCGGGAATGACTTCCTACATCGGTGTCACTTTTGAGATGAGCCCAACCGCCGGCAACAACAGATGGCACATCGTCAAGGGCACCGGCCCCACCGCCTACACCAATGTGCAGACGGTGACCCGGAACACCACCACCAACGAGAACGTGACGGTGGTCTACAACTCGCTCACGGACACGGTGCTGGTCTATCGCAACGGCGACTTCACTACGCCGGTCATGTCCGCATCCGGCATCGCCGTTCAACACGGCCTTGGGTACCGGTACACGGGATTCAACTTCATTCCCAATAACCCATTCACCGGACCCGGATTCAGCTATTGGCGTGCCCAGGATGGCGTGCTGGTTGGCACTCACTAAGAGGGGAAACAACTTAATGGTAAAACTGACGCCCTATTGGCATAAGGCGGCAGTCATCGCTGGCACCGTTGTCAGCATCTCGTCATTGGGCCTGGCCGAACTGGTCAAGGTTCTCCCGCCCGACAAGGCGGCAATCATCGCCACGGCCATCTCGGTCCTCAATGCGATCCTGCTGTTCCTTCAGCGGGGCGAACCGATCATCGAGCAGCTCGACAACGACCTGTCGGACAACCCGGTTCCGGATCACCCCGGCATGGGCGGTAGCGAGAGGGTGCTCGAATACGACCACAGCATTGTCGCCCAGGAGAGGTACTACGACTGTGGGCCGGCATCCACTCAGGTCGTCCTGAATGGCCGCGGCGTCATCAAGTCGGAGAACGATCTGATCTCCGATGAGCACACCACGGTCGACGGCACCAACGACATCTCCTACATCACCCCGGTCCTTAACCAGTACTTGCCCGAGGCGAACTACCAGTCGGTCTACATGCCGAATGATCCGCCCACGCAGAGCGACAAGGACCAGCTTTGGGCGCACATCACGCAGTCGATCGACGGCGGCTACGGATTGGTCTTTAATTTCGTCGCTCCGCCCTCCAATTACCCGCGTGGGGTAAAGGGGTCGGTCAGTCCGAGTTATGGCGGTGGAACGGTATTCCACTACGTCTCCTGCATGGGCTACGACCCTGACGAGCGCGCAGTGTGGATTGCCGACCCCGGATTCACTCCGTTCGGCTACTGGTGCTCGTTCGATCAGGTGGCCACACTCATCCCGCCCAAGGGCTACTGCTACGCCAATGTCGCGCCGGCCCCACAGCCGGCGCCGCCGCCCGCTCCAGAACCTGCGCCGGCAGCGCCACAGGACACGCTCTGGGCCGATGTGTCAGAACACCAAGTCCCGGTCGACGATTCCTACAAGTACGAGTGGATTGCCATTCGCTCGAATGACGGCGATTACCGGGACCAGAAGTTCGCACAGAACTACGCCTGGTGCGTCAAGGCGTGCGATGAGGGCTGGGTTGACGACCAGGGTGTCTTCCGCAAGCTGAAGGGCTTCTTCGTCTACTTCTACTGGCACACCAATTGGCAGACCTGCGTTGACACGCACCGCCGAGTGGTCCAGGGCGTAGGCGGCCCGCATCCAAAGATGGTCTCGATGATCGACGCCGAACGCGGCGGCAATCCTCCTGGCGACTTCTCGGACGCGCTGAATGCAACCGACGACGCATTGGTGTCATGGCTGGGAGATGGCCGGCGAGTTGTCGCATACGGCAACACCGGTGACCTCAACAGCATGTGGTCCAACCGTCGTGAAGACCAACTGATCGTCGCCTCGTATGGATCGAACCCGGACTTCCCGGGCAAGTTCGCCCACCAGTACACCGATGGCGGTGGTTACGGCGGCGGCCTTCCAGAGGGCGCCAGTCCATTCGGCAATTGCGACATGAACTCCGCGGACGGCTACAGCCCCGATGCACTCGCTGTCGCGCTCGGAGTGGCTGACGCACCCCAACCGAAACCCACCCCGGAGGTACCCGTGTCGAATCCGCCCGCCATTCCCAAGCCGGCAGACATGGCCACCCAAACCAGTCAGGTATGGGACCAGTTGCTTTTGCGCTGGGACATGCTCAACGGCCGCACCCCCATCGAGGCCATTGCCGAGATCGGGCAGAAGCTCGGTCTCCCGTATAGCCCCCCAAGCAATTAGGAGCAAAGCACTACATGGCTGACGCCAACGACATCAACAACCTGCTGGGCGGCCCCGGCAGCCCGGCGAATCCCGCCGACACGATCATCGTGTACGAAGGCGCCACTCAGGCTGACAACGGATTTACTCCGTGGAAGGCCTGGGACTTGCGTGGCTGGGTCCGCACCCTTGTCCACGACCTGTTGCGCTTCCGCGCCATGTCCGAGGGCAAGCCGGATGGCAAGACGATCAAGCGCGGCCTCTATGACTGGATCGTCCGCATCGCCTACCAGACCGACCAGAACAACGCCATCCTGCGTCGCATTGCGGCGGCCCAGAAGGTAGACATTTCGGACCTCGCATGAGCCGGCCGCTGTTTATCAGCGTCAATGGCACCGGAGTCCCGGACCCTTATGGCCCGGGCTTCTCCGGTGATATTGGCCGTGCACTGACCGACCCGTGGAACAACGTGATGGCCTCCTTCTGGGGTCCAGAACTCGCGAACGTCTTCGACTGGCAACCGATCGGCTACGACGCCGCGGTGATGGGTATGGACAAGAGCGCCCGCGGCGCGGTCTACCGCAAGCCGGGTACCTACAGTTCGGACGACACCGGCGGCATCGTTGCCCAGGTGCTCGCTCGTCCCAAGGGCACGAAGCACGTCCTCTCGGGCTATTCACAGGGCGCTATCGCAACCGGCATCTGCCTTGTCGAGTGCTACTTCGACCCGAAGGGTCCGCTGAATGACCGCCTGTCAGATCTGAAGGGCGTCGTCAATTTCGGTGACCCGAAGAGGTCTCCGGGCATCGCCAATGGGAACAAGGTCGCCGGCCTCCCCATGCCGAAGAAGCTGGATGGCTACACCACCGGTGGTATCGCCGGCCCGGGTTGCCTCAAGCCGGATCAAACGCCCGACTGGTTATTGAGTTGCGCATTGGACGGCGACCTGTACGCCGCGGCGCCGGTCGGGGATGACCCCTGGCACAACGAGCCACTGGTCGGCCAGATCGAGACCAGGATCTACGACTTCATCCAGAGCGGCAAACTCTCGACCGGCATCATGGCCATCGCCAAGGGTATCGCTCAGGAGTTTGAGCACCCGCTCGCCAACACCGTCGCATTGGTGCAGGCCATCGTGAATGGTCTCACCTTCGCCGCACAGGGTGTCCAGGCGCCTCACTGGCTCTACGGCCCATTCGTGCCCGCGATGGTCGAATGGATTCTGGCGCAGGTCTAGTTGAAACGACGAGACCTGTTCCGATATGCAGCAGCGATCGGAGCGGCAGCCGGCATTGCCGGCTCACTCCCGCCGATAGGCGATACGGAGTTGAAGCTCGGCAAACTGACCGCCACTCCTGAAGCTGCCGCCCTGCGCCTGTGCGACTACGTTGCCAACGTTCCGCCGCCGCCAGCAGAGTTCGGCCACCACAACACGGTCCCCTTCTGGGGGATGCTCGCCAACGACAAGTACGGCGACTGCGTGTTCGCCGGCGCCGCCCACGAGCACCTGCTCTGGACCGCCGAGGCCGGCCAGCCCGTCACCTTCAGCGACGCCAACGTGATCGCCGCGTACGCCAGTTGTACCCACTTCAACCCGTTCCTTCCGGACCCCAATCCGACCGACCGGGGAACCAACGTCATCAAGGCGCTGGACTTCCGCAAGAAGTACGGCATCGCCGACGCCAAGGGAACGCTGCACAAGATCGAGGCATACGCCCGCATCAACCCCAATCCGGACGCCATCGCCCAAGCGGCATGGTTGTTCTCCGCGGTGGGTGTCGGCATTCAAATGCCGATGTCGGCGATGAACCAATTCAAGGCCGGCCAACCGTGGGATGTCCCGCGCGGCTGGAGCCCGAATGTTGGTGGCCACTATGTGCCGATCATCGGTCGCATCAATGGATATCTGGTGTGCGTCACCTGGGGGAGGCTTCAGTTGATCACGCCCAAGTTCCTGGCAAAGTTCTGCGACGAGGCCTACGCCATTTTCAGTCCGGAGTTCCTGAAGGACGGAAAGTCGCCGGAAGGATTCGACAAGCCGGCGCTCATTACCGACCTGAACGGCATGGCCGCCTGACCTAGAGAGAATTATGGAGTTTAGCGAAGATACCGATTATGTCGGAGACGACTTTGACGGTGACGTAGTCACCCTCGTCTCCAATGTGGGGGGCCGGAAGGACCGGAAGTTCTCCCGCAACTATGCCTGGGCCAAGCACGCCGCCGACCGCGGCAAGATCCGCCGCATTGTCGTCAAGGTTGTCGCCAACGGCGAGTCCTACCGCACGGTGGACGCATTCCGCCGGGCAGTGGGCACCCCGCATCCCGCGGCGCGGTCCTACGTGCACGGCGAGCCGGCTCACGCCATGGCGATCGTCGATGAGGTGACCAAGATCCTACCCGGCCACAGCAAGGACGAGGAGCGCCCCGCTCGGGGTCGCAAGCCGCGCAATGAGTCGCCGGCCGAGCCCCCCGTCGACGCCACATCCGAAACTCAAGAAGAGGAAAAGACAGAGGAATGAGTTTTCTCACTGAGGCCCTGAAGTTCGGGCCGAAGGTGCTGGACGCCGCGGTAGGCTTCCTGCCGGCGCCGGTCGCCAACACCATCCGCTCTGCCCGCAAGGCGATCGTCGCCGTTGCCGGCGCCAGCCTTGGTGTACTCGCCGCCCTGGACAAGCTGCCCCTGCCCCCGCAGGTTGAGGGCATCGTGTCCGTCGTGTCGGTGGTCGCCACAGGGATCGTCACCTACTGGACCCCCAACGCATCATGACGGGAGAGTGGGCTCGCCTACTCACTGAGCACTGGCCCACCCTGACCCTGACCATCGCCGTTCTGATCGGCATCTACTACGTGGTGCGGACCCTGGCCTTGACGTTCGACGCCGTGGCCGACGCCCTCGGCCCGCTGGGAAAAATCTGGCGGGCTCGTAGGACGATCTCCCAGGCAGAGAGTACCGACTTGCGCCGGCGGGTGGAATACCTCGACTCACAGGTACGCGCCCTGCGCTACCGCGACGAGTGCTACTTCGCCTACACGCTCATGGACCACGACTGGCATGTGCGTAACGAACTCCTGGCCCGCGAGCATGGGCTCGTCCTGGAGCGCCACGTCACTTTCCTGGAGTTCCGCGACAAGTGGATGCGTGATCACCAACTCGAAAACGAGGACATCAAGATTTGGCAGTAGTCACTGTCTACGTTCCTGACGAACCCTGCACGTACTGCAACTCCACCAAGTTGCGACTCAGCCAGAAGAAGATCCCGTTCGACACTGTGGTCGCCGACGTGGAGACAGTCGCCCGTTTCCAGTCGGAGGGCCATCTGGCCTACCCGGTGGTGGTGGTGGACCTCGGCGATGGCGCCGGCTGGTCCTGGAGCGGATTCCGCTACGACCACATTAGCCGCCTGGCCGAGCTGCTCGACGAGGCGGCGTAGTTACCGAAGATTCACGCCGACCCTATGGGGTAAGCGAAGATCTGCCCGATGACATATTTCACCGGGTCATTGTCCAGTGTCGGTTGCGCCCAACGCCCGGCGCCATATTTCTGCGCGTTCTGTGCCCGCTCCAAGGCTTTGTCCCCGGTAAACACGTCACTCACCGGTTCGTCTGCTTGGCCGGGTCTGCGGGCGAGGACCACGAAACCCAACGGCTCAGTCATCGCGGGGGTCCGAACTGTCGGCACTGAGCGCAGAGTCGGCGCCGCACACAGGAGGCGACTTCGACCATCAGGCAGGTGATAGAAATCTGCCCGCAGCCGTCGCAGCAGCCGAAGTGCTCGTACATGGTGATAATCCTTCCCACCGATAAGGGTCCGATCATGTCAAGCTGGCGTTGACCTTGGCCACGTCCATCTGGGCCTCGGCATACTGGTTTTCCAGCCACGCCCAGACCGCATCCGATCCCCTCTCCACGAGAAGTCGGGTTGGCTCGTCGGCCATCGTGTATCCGCTGTTGACGTAGCATCCCGGCCACCCGTAGCAGGTATCCCCTGGTTGGGGTTCACGGCGGTCCTGATCTTCGTAGCAGGGCCGCGCGGTGTGAAACTCCACGAACGCCCCACGCGGGTATTCACCATTCCGTGCAAGGCGGTGATGCGCGGGCACGGTGGGCAGATCCCAGCCGGTCGAAATCACCAGCGTGACCTCGGCGTCGGGGCCACGCACCGTCATGTGCATCTCAGCGTTGTGCCGGCCGTGCGACCCACCCGTCCCCGGCTTGCAGTTCTCCGAGCCGTGGACGCAGGGCCGGACCCCGATGCAGTCGTAGGCGGGCCGAACGGTGACGATGCGTTCCAAGGTGCTCATGGTGTTCCTGTCAACTGAGTGTCTGATAAGTGGGCCTGAAGTCAGCTCGCCGCTTGGTAGGTTTCGGCGAAAACGAACGGGTTGCATGGGTAGAAGCCCAGCTTGTCGCGGATGATCCACTCGCCCGGCGTGATTGGCACCCAGCAGGCGTTGGCGTCCACCCACAGCTTCGGCTCGGGGTAGGCCAGCGGCACAAACCGCAGGTACTCGTTGCCCTCGTCATCGGTCTTGGTCCCGCAGAACTCGATCACGGCGGGGTTATTCTCTCCGGTCCATTGGATCGCCTCGACCACGACGGGCTGCTTCTGGTAACGCTGTGGTGCGTCCATGTCTGATAATCCCTTCGTCTGAAGTCAGGGCATCTCGCGGCCACCGAAGCAGTCGCAGAAGTGATATGAGCGGCGGCATTCGGGGCACTGGTAGGTCGGCGTCATCAGGCGGCGGAACCAGCCGTAGCGCCAGAGAAGCCGTTTCATTTCACTGTGAGCATGAATGGCACGCCAACCAGCGGTAGCAGCATGAGAAACATCCACATGTGATCATTCACCGATAACTCCTTGTCTGATAACGGGTTCTTACGTCGTGGGTGGGTGCCAGGCGTCCACGTTGGCCTGCACTGCGCGCCGTTGTGCGTCCAGGGCGTCCCAGTACCGCTGGCGCGCCTCTCGGACCGCCTCTTGAGCCACTGTGAGGTCGCGTAGTGCCGCCTCCGCGATAGCCTTAGCTTCCTGGCGCTCCCGCCAGGTTCGCTCTTTCAGCGTCTCTACCATGTGTCTCCTCTGCCGATAACTAGGCGCTATGACCATTTGCACGGGACATGGGCACGTTCGTCAATGATGCTGCTGGCCTGGTACCAGTTGAGCGCCATCACGCCACCCATAATGTTGCGTACGGCGTCGTCGTAGTTGTGACCACAACCGCACGGGCACAAGTGTTCATCCGCGCGGCGACCACACCCGCACCCGCAGGGAATGTGTCCGAATTCCACCGATAACTCCTTACTGTGTCGTCATGTCCGGTACCGGTACTGCACCGCACTGACCGCCTCCCACCGCCCCCTCCCGGGCAGGTATGGCGCGAACATCAGTGCCGCGACGGCCTGGTTGGGTGCCACGCAAGCATCCAATACAGTGCCGTTCCACGTCAGGTACCAGCGGTTTCCGTGCGTATTGGTCAAAACATACATTGCATTAGAGTGACCGTCCTGCTGTACGCCAAAACACGCTGGCCCGATCTCGCCGGTTTCGGATCGCCGTCCCACGTGTATGGGCGATCGGCGCCGTAGCGGCGCAGCGGACCGGTCACGACATGCCACACCCCGGCCAGCGCGAGCGCCAGCGCCTCCCGTGCGTGGCCCATCAGACCACAAGCCCCGTCGTCATCCCTACGTTCCCCGAGGGAGGCGGCGGGGCTTGTTTGCTTTGGGGGAGGTAGCGCCCGTTCTCCGGGCAGTACACCCCCACCGCGTCGACCGCCACGATGGCCGCGATGGTCTTGGTCCAGTTCCAGGTCTGCATCAACCCCTCGACTGTCTTGATGAAGTCCTGCGAACTGGCCAGGTAGTTGCACGAGCCCTTGCCGGCGTCGGAGACCAGCGTGCAATCACTGACCCGGATGCCGGCGGTCTCCTGATGCCTGTCCATCTCTTGTTCGACGGCCTGGCAGAACTGCCGATCGCTGACCTGGGGGCCGGCCTCGACGATGGGGGCCTCGAACACGCCGGCGACCATGAAGGCCAGCAGCGCTAGCACGGCACGTATCATGATGGTGCTCCTTTCCGTGGGGCAGCCCGAGGGGTCTGGGGTCCAATCCGGCCCCTCGGGTCTTGAAGTGGTTATTCAGTTGTCGCCGTTAATGACGCGGTAGATGTCGCGCGCTAGGTCGCCCACCTCACTGTGGCCCCACCGGTCGAGATACGGGGATAGGAGTCGGACGATTTCATTAAGTTGCGGTCCGACCCCTTTTGCGTCGCCGTCGTAGTCGATCGCATGTCTGCGGTCACCCCTCATTAGGTGACCAAGCAGCGCCTGGTGCGCACGTACTGGATCGGAACTGACCGCGAACCAGCACCGGGGGTAGGGGCATTGAAGCCCCAGCCTCTCCGTCACTTCTCCGTCAGCCATATGCCCAATCCTCTGCATTCCCTCGGTGGCGGGAAGTCGCCGTAAATGCCCTTCACATTCCCCTGCTGCACCCACCAGTGCTCTCGATCCGCATTGCGCTCCAATCGCCGTACTCTTTGCCGCTCAGCTTCGCGCTGGGCGGCCATTTTGCGTTTCCAGGCCCTCCACTCCAGCGGCGCGAGTTTGTACGCCAGATAGACGCTGAGGGCCAGTACGGTCGCTTTCCAATAGAGCACCGCGGCGCAGGAAACGATCAGCAGGAGGAACCACATCAGCGGGAGGTGATCTCGCGTGCCCTCATCGACAACGCCACCTGCAACTGATAGGCCGCCGCCGGCGTAACCCCGATCGAATAGGGACCGCCCTCGCCCTGGATGTTCATGACCACGAAGTTGCCCTCGGTGGTCACCTCCAGTCCGGTTGCGACGATCATGACGCGCCGGCCTCGGAGAACAACTTCTCCTTCTCGGAGTCGGTGTGCTCGGTCTCGAATTTGTCGACCACGTCTTTCGGGATCTTGCCGCGGTCGGACACTTGTAGTCCCTGCTTCTTGGCCCACGCCCGGATGGCGTCGTTGTCGGCCTTGGCCTGGGGGGAGCGGACCCGGGTGCGGTGACGTGTCGCCGCCCTGCCCTTCTTGCGGGCTTTGGAGATCCATTGCTCCATGGCCTTGTCGAACTTCTTGTCGTTCGCCGTGGACAGGTCGATCTGGTAGGCCGTGCCCTTGTAGGAGAAGTCAACCGTCCCCTCCGCGGCAGTGCCGTCCAGGTCATCGACCAGTCGGTGAATTACTTCTGTTGCCACTCTGTGTTCCTCTCGGAGTTGTCATTGGAATAACGGATGCAATCATGACGGACAATGCAGTGCATTGTCAATGCCTACTCATCACATTGGTGCCACAGAGTTGGTTGTACTGGAGCAGCGGTGAGCATCTTCTGCGGAATGAAGTCCAGGCCGCGGTGACAATCAATCGTCAGGTTGAAGGGTTGAGTGGTGTCGACCTCGATCTCCGCCACTGGCATACGTCCGCGCGGTTCGCCGAGTAAATCGTGGAACAGATCATGGTCAGCACCAAGGCTGCCCCACACTCGGATGGTGAAGTGCGGCGTCATTCCCAGTTCTGTCATGCGATCCTCACCTTACCGCCGTACTGCATCATCAGGCAGAGCAACATCCACTGCTCATCGGTCAATTCATCGTTGCGATCCAGTAGGTTCTCGCACAGAACGAGCGTCAGTTGTCGTTTGACCGGGTAGCGGAGCCACTGTTCGCGCGGGAACTGCGGCCAGTCGGGTGGTAATGGCGTCGCCGGCGGCAAGTCGGTCAGATCGAATACTTCCGACCAGTGACTCAGGTCAAAGTCCTGCGGTATGCGTGCCGCGGCGGCAGCGGCCCACTTCTCGCCGACCCGCAGTTCGAGTTCATCCAGTTCGTCCATCATCACGCCCACGTCCCGCGGCGCCGGTGAGTAATTGCGGCGACCTCGAAGAACAGCTTGAACAGGGATGGTCGGACCAGTCGGTTGAGCTTTTGAAAGCGGTGAAAGTCCTCGAATACCGTCCGGAATCCCGACTCGCTAGTTCGGTATGCGTCGAAAACGCGGTCTAGTACGGCCTCGGACCAGGGGTAGTCGCACGCTGCCGCACTGAGAGTGCTGTAGGTGTTGGAAACCCACCCTGTACCGAACGGCTCCATGATGGCGCCGGTCGAGCGTTGGCGGTGAAGATCGCGGGTGAGAAACTCGTCGACGGCATCCCCGTTGCGGTCATGAAGATCAATGGACAACGCGGCGGAGATCCGCCCGACCTCCTGGCGCCAGTCATTGAGCAGATTCGCGTAGTCGACAAACACCCGGGGAATGCCGCGGGTCTTCTGCTCGGCCACCAGGTTGAATTTCAACCACAAGGCGCTCGACAACTCTGGGGACAGTCCACCGCTGGCGACGACCGAGGCGACAACTTCCTGCGGGTGGCGCACCGCTATCACGGTGGCCACGTTGAAGCCGGCCAGGAGTGCCGCCCCGAACCATGCATCTGAGAGAACAGTGATTCTCGGGTCCTTGATCACCACCACAGGCGCGGCCGGCAAGGTGGAAAGGAGCTTCCGGACCTCGGCGATACAGTCGGCCCTCGCCTCGCCTGTCAGCTCCTCCTGGAGGCGCAGCGTCGGGTCAAACATGGTGCTGCCGTAGCGGCGCAGGAGTGTCTCGTTGAGGTAGTTCACCTCCCGCGATTCCCAATGGCCGCGGGGATTGTCTGGCATCGCGCCGACCAGCTTGGCGGGAAGTGTCCCGCCGCACAGCGACAGGACCCGCGCAAGAGCCGAGGTCCCGGACCTGTTCATGCCAAGTACGAACAGGAGGGTGGGGCGGCTCGTCGTCATGCAATCATCTCCAATCGAATGTGCAGGAAATGCAGTACATTGTCGCAGCAATGCAATCCTCTATCTAGGCAAAACAGCGCATTTGTTAGGTATGCCCTAACCGCATTTTCCGGAAC